CTGTATTACTATCACGTATTAAACCTTTGCATATATTGTTAGCTAACATTTTATCTGTCATTAACTCTATAGCATCTACTTCATGCTGTAACAAGCATAGTTCACCACCAGACATCTCTTTGTATGCTTTAGTATTTCTAGTTGTACTTTGTATTATCTTAAACTTACTAAGCTTGTCAGGCTCTAGTATAGCTGTGTGAAAATATCCGCCAACTAGAAAAGCAGGTCGCGCTGCTTGCTGCTTTCCTAAAGCTAAAGGATTTGTAAGCAAAGTACCGATGTCAGAATTACTTAGATATTTCTTACCGAAAGGTCCGTAGTAATGCTCGTCATCACGTAGCTTTTCAATTGCTTTTTCTTTGTTCATATTATAGTGTTGTTAATGCTCCTTCTATTTCTTTAGATAGAGCATATTTAGCTTTTATAGCTGATACTTTACCACCTGCTGTTACGTACTGAACCGCTTTTTCATAAGCTGGATCTGTTTTAGAGGTTAAAGTTGGTTTTTTTGGCGTAAATTTCTTTTTACCGTGTTCATTTGTAGCGTCACTATCTTGTGTGTCGTCTATTAAGAACAAATTTCCTAACGCATATTTTTTTCCATAACTTGAAGCTGTTCCAAATTGTTGAGGCACTTGCATACCTTTTTGATTCAGATCAACACCTACTATAGCCGTAGCATTAATAGTATGTTCACCATCACAAATAGTTGCTGTTGTCTCAATGATAGGCATAGGGCTTGTTTCAAGTAGTTTTTCACCAATTGTAACATACACACCTAACTCCTTTTCAAAGGGTTTAATAGCTTCGAGAATGTCTTCGGCACTGCGAAAGTAATATTTGCCGAATGAATTAAATCTAGATTTCTTAGATTTAAACTTTGTCTGAATGACAGTTAGTTTTTCGTTTATATTCATAATTCTAGGTATTTGGTATACTTATATAATTACACATAAATATATTGTTTTACATTTATAACTTACAGATAGTCAAGCACTTGCGAGTGATCGACATTTTCAATCAGCTTATTTATAGCATCTTTTTTTAGCTCTGAAACACGCACATAATTGCTTGTTCCATTGATATGTAATTTTGCTGCAATTTCTTTAGCTGAGTGCTTATCACAGTCTAAACCATAGCTTAATCTTAGTACTTCATATTGTACTTCGTTTAAATGTTTCTTTAATAAACTTTTTAAGTATATATTTAAAAAAGCAACATTGTAAGGTTCTGACTTATCAGGAAGTTGTTGAACCATAGATTCACCTTCCTCATTCAATGGTTGAGCATCAATAGATAAAAATATACTATTAAAAAACATTTCAACCATTTTTTTATCTTTAGGGTTTTTACGTATCTCATTCATCTTGTGTTCTGGTATACGCATATTACCTCTATGTCTATCAATTCGTCTACGAATAGCACCTTTGATACGTTTACTAAAAAATGATTTAAGAGTTTTTTCAATATCTTCAGAGTCAGTTAATTTGTCCCACTCTAGTTTATCTACGGCTCTTGTTAAAGCTTCGTTGCCTATTTGCAATAAATCTAGTATACTAAGTATACCTGAAGCTTGATCTCCGGTTGAAAATTTTCTAGCTAAGTTTTCTACCAATGGCATAAACTTTACTATCATTTCATCACGGGTGTAATAATCATAAAATTTTTCTTTAGGCATTGTAGATTTTAAATCTTCTTTATACCTAATATAGTTTTGTATATTATATTTCCTCATTCATTTCTTGTTTTGCGAGTTTTAATTCATCACACATGTGACGGTATACTGTTCTCTGTGATACACCGAGTACCTCAGCAAGCCATCGCATTGTAATCTTTCGATGTTCTGATATGTCAATCATAGCTTGGTAAATTGTTTCTTTACAAATACTACGTCTACCAATTAGTTTACCTACAATACTAAGCTTTTGATTAAGCGTTAGCATATTGTACGGTTTAAATATAACTTTACGTAGCTTGTTCTTAGGCGCATCACCACCATGTTGATATACATCTATGATCATATCATTTAAAGCTTTTTCACTTATAAAAAATGTTACAAAGCCATTATCTTTTTTAGCTATAAATCTAGCTAAATGCTCAAAGAAAGGGCTTGAACTATATTCATTATCTTCATTTAGATAAAACAATACAAGTAAATGCCATTTCAGTGATTTGTATGTTGTGATCTTTGCTTTAGTATTAAACAAGTGATAGCAGCTGTATGTACCATTTTCATAGTATTTATACTGTTTGGTTTCAATGTCAGGTTGATCTATACCGTCATAACGATATATTATCCTCCTATCATTTAACCATTTCATTTTTCTATCTTGTGACATTAGCCTATTACTATTTATACTATTAAGGCATTTGTCATGCCCTCTATTATATTTAATCTTCTATTATACTTTTTAATTAATATAGCCTTATTAGAAGCATCAATACCATTTATGGTATCTATTACTATCTGATTATGTAGATTATTTATTTGCGTTCTTAGAAACTCTACGTGTTGTATTTTTCTTTTGCGCCTTTTTAATTTTATCAGCAATTCCATAAAAATTTGTTTTAATTAAGTGTTGTACTAGTTTTTTACTCATATATTTTTTCTTTTTTAATATTAGCTATATGGCTTTTGTCACCAATATAATAGTTCCAATAAGCCGTTATACTATCACCTTCGACTTTATACTCGTCTGGCATAGCTTGTGGTGGTTCATTAAAATCTTGATTACAAGGTATTAAAGGAGGTAAGAACATTAATGGTATTTTGCATTTAGTTATTGTTAAATGCTCTTTACCATAACGTTTTGTATACTCCTCACCTAAAGCAATCATATGATTATATAACCACACGTATTGTCTACTGTTTTGTCTACACCATATAGTTGACGGATGGTTTAGATGTGCTGTTTTATAAGGCACGTCTTCATTACCATAGTATCTATGTGCTGTACAAAGCATTTGGGCTGATTCTAAGATCATTTTAACCACATGCTTATTGTATTGCATCTCTGCAGCTTTTACAGGATCCTTATGTAAATAAAATATATTCATTCATTCCATCGTTTTAGTATATTCCATACAATAAAAGCGTTAGCAATTATAGCCTGTAATATAATTAAAGTTCTAAAAAATGCTACTTTATCTGCATCCTTGTTACTTTCCCCTACTTTTTCACCAAGAGCTCTTGCCCAGTGTCTCCATAGTTTTTTCATTTATATCTTTTATTTTGTAATCTATTGTAATGAGCATCTAATAAGATATGAGCTACCTCTTCACTTATCATGTTATCATTATATAATTTCCATATTACTTTACTCATAATTTCTAATACATTTGAATAGCGGGTGTCTGTATGAACCTGCTTTAGTTCGTTGAAAATAAGTAAAGGTAGCACGCTGACCTATGTAGTCATTAACTTTCAGTAACATATTAGCTAAATCCTTGTAGGTATAACCTTTGCCCGGCGGACAACCGAACTGTATACCTTCGTCATCTAACATAATGAACTTTCCGAGCGTGCCTTGTCTCTTACCCTTACCTAATTCATAACCTATGATGGTTGCTTCAGTATCGCTGAAGTCTTTAAATTTCATTAGATCGTAAGACCTACCGTGCTTGTATAAGCCATCTAGTCTTATGATAGAACCTTCGTAACCTTGATCAAGAAACTCTTGATGTAATTCTCTAGCATAATTATAACTATCAACTAGCTTTGCAGGCACGTATTGTATACTTGGACTATATAGATCTGATGTTGCTAGGCTTTGCATACGAGTTTTGTAGCTATTGTAGCGGCCATCTATATAATCGTAAATATGAAACTGTACTAATCTTCTAGCTTCTAGTCTATCATCTGCTGTAGGTTTTTGCTTACGAACTAATGATATAATCTTTTCGAAATCATTTTTTAAGTTGTGATTATATAACTCACCATCAAGTACAAAATCTGGTCGTTCTTTGAAAAACGGTATTAATTCTGCTTCAATATGAGCTAGATTTTTAAATTCTTTACTAGTACGTGAGTATGCGCCGTCTTTAGTAAACACACATCGAACACCGTCTAGCTTTGGTTGTATGTACACAGGTTTAGACCAGTCAACTCTACTGTCATCATACTTGTGTGCAAGCATAGGTTTTATCATAGGTTTTTTAATTTTAATTCAATTTTAGTTATTCTCATTTTAACAATAGCACATTTTTCGTACTCTTGTCTATCTTCTAGCATAGCTAGCTGTGTTTGTAGTCTAGCTAATTCACTTACTAATATTTCTTCTTGATTTGTTGTAAAGTTTAATGGGTAAATGTCACCGTATTTATCTATAATACGAGCAAATACTAACTCAGTTAACTGATCTATATAATCATCAAACTTGCTTAAATCAAACATTTCATTATTATTATCCAAATTCATTTATATTATGTCTGTAATTTTATCATACCTTGTATTTCCGTTAGCAAAATCAGTGTATTCCATATCGTCCATATATTTAGATATAATTTTTTCTGGTTTTAAAACAAACACGTTATAGCTATTGTAGTTGTCCCAACAGCTTACCCATCTGTCTTTTTTGCCTGACCATATAATATAAGTATATTGATGGTCTATGTGTAATAGATCAGAGTATAAGTAGCAGCTGTCATAGTACATATCATGAACTAATTTAGCGGCTAATCTGCTACCATCTTGACTAGGATTAGTTTGTAGCCAATTTGCTATTTGTACACCTTGCCATTCAGGATAACCATCGTGATGTAAATACATATTTACATAGCTTTTGTCATTAAATACAGAGGGATTATCTGCAAAACCAAGGTCTGATTCCTCAGCGTGTCGTCTATCTACGACCATTGTTAAGTTTCTAGTTGCCATTTTTATTTGTGTTTTGTGCTTTATAATCTATAATAAAGCCGGTTAATACTATTAAGTTCATGCCTATACTAGCAAGAAGCTCGTATAGATCATGAAACGAGTGTATGGACAAGTGTATATGTCCAACTACCCAAAATGGGATAGCTAGATTTTGACTTATCCATACTATTGTATATTTTATAAATTTCATAGGTGCGCCAGCAGGATTCGAACCTGCGACCTCTAGGTTATGAGCCTAGCGAGCTGACCAACTGCTCCACAGCGCAATTTTTTAGTCTAATAAGACCATGTATGCTTTTATATTATGTTTTCTGAACCAGTTTAAAGCTTTATGAAAATCTTTTAACTGTTGTTCATTTACATTTCTTGGTGTTGCGGCGAACACAAAGTTCATACCTTGTATAAAGTCGTATATACTTAACTCTGGCCCTGTTAGTGGATATGACTCGCCACTAAAGGGATTTGTAACTGTATCACCCTCGGTGTACCAACTACCTTTAAACCACTTAGGCTTAATTTGACTTTTCGTGTTCATATCCTTCTTCTATTAATTCGTTTTCAACTTCTTGCTTCATGTCGTTATAGTATGACTCATATGCTTCTGTAACCGCGTCCTGAACATAATAAGATTCAAGATCATCTACATAGATTAACTCGTTGTAATCAGTCATAGCTTCAACTAGTTTCTCTGATAAGTCGTTTTCATAGTAGTGTACATCCTCATTTATACATACATTTCTACCATCACCGCTTGTAGCAACCCATACTTCGTAACCATCTGCTGTGGTTTCAGTGTATATACTGTAGTCAGGTGTGCCATTCCAATCACTTACTAGTCTAAACTCATAATGATCTTGTATTTTTTCTAAAGCTTTATCATGGTCAAGATCAATTTCTACACCACGCGCTTCCAATCTTTCGTCGATTATATCGTCAGTAATAATTTTTTTATTCATTTTTTCATAATTTTATCACCGTACATAAAAGAGTAAGCTTCTAATTCCCAGCTATTTAGTTCGCTGTAGCTAATCAAATCTCTAATATCGTTGATGGTTAGTTCATACCACATTAACTTTGACATTAATGTATATTTTAATCTTTTTGCAGCACTGTACTTTCTAGCACTAGTTTGCAAAGCTTTTTTAACGTCGGGCAATAAGTTGTCGTAGACGGTTTTTGGTTTTTTCATATATTATTATCCAATAGATTTATTATTTTGTTTGTAATTTCTTAAGTAGTATTGTAGTATAAAGTTTAACCTAGCTAGTCTAGAATATATAGCGGCTCTAGCCCACGTTTCATATTCTTTAGTTTCTAAGCCATTTTCTGTTAGAAACACCCATCTAGTTTTAGTTTTGTACTTAGGATTTAGTTGCCATATTCTATCGCTACTGTCACATCTACGTACCATACCTGATTTGTATGACGCTATTATTTGACCTGTAGGCATTCTAAAAGCTCTTGTATCATTTTTAGCTTGTCGCATTGTAGTAATTTCTTGTATGCCATACTTAGTTAGCATATTCCAAACAAAGTCTGCTTCGAGATACCTTTGTTCTAATTCATATTTAGTCATAGTTGTTATATTTAATTTAGTGGACGTGGCAGGAATCGAACCTGCGTTAAGCGTCACAGTTGTTTGCTCATAGCTTTCGCCGTGCGTTACTGTTCTTAGCTTCTAACCATTTCACGCCCATAAGGCAGCAGTTACGGACTGGTAGTTAACTAGTATTGTCATTTATCCGCTCTTTCTGTTTTGCTGAAGTTATAGCTACTTATAACGCACCACGGTCGAGCTTCACTTAGTGATCGCTCCGGTAATCGCCTATAAGCTTTATCCGCCTTACCCTTCAACTAACGTGACCAGTATGCCGCCGCCTCGCGCCGTATCGAATTAGCGCTATTTTCTACGCCAAGCTTTGTGCACTGATGCACTTACTTCTTGGCTAACTATTTGTATTGTATTACCTGTTTTGTGCTCGATGATAGGTACATAAGAGTACGTTTGAGTTGTTGAGCAAGGCATACAAGTTTTGTAGCCTAGCTTTAATCTTACAGGGTGCACTTCTGTGCCGCATTTACAATACATATTTTTTTGTTTATATTATTATCCAAAAGATAATTTATTTTGTTTGTAATAATTTATTAAGTGCAACATTTATTACATACTCTTTCATTTCTTGATAGTCATCACCGTCAAGTGGTTGGTCAGCTAGTTGCCAATCAACACTGTCTTCAATGATTTCTTTCATGTGATCTGCTACACCTTGTGCAATCAAATCTAGTTCTTTCATTTTACTCATTAGTTTCCAAATTCTATTCCTTTATTGTTAGTTACCATCCATTCACAGTCACCTAATTTGTGACCTGCTCCATATAAAAACGCTTCACAAGACTCTGTATCAGGATTCCACCAGTTTTCATCTGTACATAACACGCTTATGTCATATCTATATACTTTACCGTCATTAAAATCTAGTAAAAATATATACTTTGCTGACTCGTCTGCTGTTATTATTTCTTTGTTTTCATCTTGCATTTCATGCCATTTAGTTACTGTATCGCTCATTTTTTTACTATTTCTATTAATTGTTTAACTGAATATCTTGATTGATGTTTCCACATACGGTTATGGGTGAACTTACGTGCCTTGGCTCCATAAGATTTCTTGCCACTGATTCGTACTCGGTTGTACTCGGCAGAGGTAAGTCCACTACAATAACCTTCATGAGCGTTTTTAAGCCTGTGCTCTTTGGCTGCTTGTTTGCGCTTATTATCTGCATAAGCACATAATTCTTTCATATTAGTAACTACCATGGTAATAATGTTTTTTCTATGTAAGTTAAACCGTTGTAGTTAAACCATTGGTATTTACCTTGTTTGTCGTCTTTGTATTTAAAGCCGAACGAAGGAGGTAGATCGCCTACGTTGTAACCTTTGTAGGTAGTATTATTTAGTTTGATAGTAGTTTTGTTAACTTGTTTGAATGTGTTTTGCATAATTAAATTTATATTATTATCCAATAGATTTATTATTCTGTCTGTGATTATACGTAACCACCAAGTAGTTCGAGTAAAGTTTCGAGTGTTATTTCACCCGTCTTGTACATATTTATCCAATCTTCCATAGTTATTTTGTATTAGTTGATTTATAGAATTCTATTCTGTTAAGTACATCTTGTCTAGTTAACTCACCTTCCATTTGTTGAGAAATGTAGTGAGACATATCGATCACTTTGCCGTTAGGGCATGTTAGTATAAATTGCATAGTTAATTATTTAATGTTAATCGCCTGTAAAATTATCCCATCTAGTCTTAGAATCGTAATACGCTTGACACCCAGCGTCGTGAAGTTTAGCCATTTCTTTGTAGTGATCTTCTCTGTCGAAGTAATCATCTATCTTAGCGATAGCTTGTTCTTTAGTTTGAGTTGACAGTTGTTGCACTCGTGGACTAGTTATTGCAAACGTTGGATGGTTAGTTATAGTATAACCACTTGCAGGTTTGCCGTTCCAAGTTGTCCACTCATGATAATCATAGTCAACGCCTCTGTGTGTAAATGTTTTTATTGCACTCATATTAGTAGAAGTCATAGTATATATCCCATACATTACTTTTTTCTTCAGGAGTTAGTGAGTTAAAATGTTTTTTGTATACTCTGAAAGAGATTTTTAGTAAGTAAGTATTTTGATGTCCCATGATTATTAGGTTTTAAAAGTTATTAATTAGTTTATATTATTATCCAGTTTTTTACTGAATTTGTTTGTGATTGGCTTGTCATAGTTCTCATCATTGAGAGTTCCAAAGAGTAGCTCGTCAAAGTATTCTTCACGAGCTATAAATCTCTGTTGTAGTTTACTGTAATAACTTCTCATTAGTAGCATATTCCACAGTTAATATCCATCGCTGAATAATCTACTTGACCTGTTATCATCATAAAGACGAAGAAAGTTATTCCGCCAACAGCTAATGGCATTAGTACTCCGAAAGCTATTACTTCCGCCACTAATTCTGCTAGTGGTTTTGATTTTACGTATTTAGTTACTGCAGGAATAAATCCTCTGAATTTGAAATTTGACATAGTTATATTTATTTATTATTAGTGGATAAGAGAGGATTCGAACCTCTACGCCGTACACAACTTACACTGCCAACCGAAGCCAGCTTGCAGCCATTGTATGATACGCTACTGTCCATGTAGTTACCCATATTGCTCTGTTCAACGTTATTTATAGTGGTGATGCTACACAGCTCAACGCGCCACTTAGTTAGTAGAAATACTTGTTACAATACTTCTACTTCACCTTGTAATACTCTTGGAATTGAAGTACTTGAAGTGTAAGACTTATACTTTTCCCAGCAGTTTAACTTTGATAAGTTATCTTTCATTAGCTCATACACTTTATCGTGATTGTAAGTGAAAGTCTTTCCGCTTTTGAATTCAACATTGATTACTTGGTTTTTACCGATTAGTGATTGTCTTACGACGAATCTTTTAGAATTTAATTTACTCATGATATTTATTATTTATTAGTATTTATATTATTATCCAATTAGTGTTATATTTTGTCTGTGATGAGTGTAGTTTTGTTTACTTATTTATTTTAGTTAGTATGTATTCCGCTTTGACTCTCATTATCTAATTGATTACATATATATTATCCATTTATTGTAGTAATATGTCTGTAATATACTAGTATGTCATTATGTCATGTGACAGATTGTCATAGTCCCGTAGGAAAAGTCATAAAGGCGGGGGCAAATACGCGATAAAACGAGTATATACGCATCGAAACGTGGAAAACAAGGCGAACCCGCAAAAGTAAAACGAATTTTAAATAAGGATTACAGATAAAAAGGTGAGGTGCTACACTATACCTCTCTATACATAACAATTTTATATGACAGTAGCTATATAGTATATATAAGTAATAGGCTTTTGTCACTATACGTCTGTAATATACGATTATTAGTGTAAATTCGCTTCAAAACCTGTGAGTATATATAACTATGGTACGCACATGTAAAACATAACAACTAAAAAAACAAACATGGCAATAATTTATTCATACCCTGAGATAGGAACTTTGGCAGCAGGAGACTTAATGCCAATAAGCGATATTTCAGACAATAACGCTACAAAATCCGTGACGTTAACTAAGCTTTCTGCATACTTTCAAGGGCAGCAACCAGCTAACACATTAGACATTTCTTCAAACAGCGGGACCACGGGCAGCGTAGACTTAATCTCACAAGCCCTTAATTTTAGCGGTGGTTTATTAATTAACACAGAAATTAACCCAGACCTAGGTCAGAACGTAGTAATCAATCACAGCGTAGTAGGAAGAACAAACACAAGCGGTCAAACAGACTTACAGTTTGGTGATGACTTTGATGTAATCAATTCAGTGTCAACAGATGCAAGCGGTCATGTTTCTGGTGTAAATATTGAAACGTTTACTATGCCGGATGCACCATCTGGTACTGTTTCAGGAACTGGTACTACAAATAATATTGTAAAATGGACAGCAGGTGGTCAAGGTGTTATAGGTGATTCTCAAATTATAGAAAATTCTAATGGAATAACTATAGACCCAAGCAGTAAACACGTAGGTATAAACAAAGCTGCTAATGCAAATTTTGGATTAGACGTTGAAGGTGTAGTTTCTTTTAGAAAAGGATTAATAATTTCTAATAACCCTGCTAATCCAGTAGTAAGTGAAACATCAGCAATAATAGGTGCAGGAAGTAATGATATAATATCAGGATCTGATCATTGTTTAACCGTAGGTGAAAACAATCAAATCACTGATAATTCAGATAGATCAGTATCTTTTGGTGGAGGTAACACCACAAAGGCATCCGTCAACTCAGCAGTTGTAGGATCTGGTAACGTATTAAAATATTCCACTAACTCTCATGTAATTGGATTAAACAATGTAATGGGTTATGATATTGGGGCTAGTACAGCTGGTCTTAATAACTCTATAATAATTGGTTCAGCTAACTCACTTACTACTCAAGATGGAAGCGCGGCTCCTCCAAGCGGTGGACTAAGCTTTGTTGTAGGACATGACAACGATTTAAAACATACAGAAACAAATTCATTTACTTTTGGATATAATATAGCAAATTTAGGAGGCGATAATATAGCGCATCGAAACAATTTTAATATTGGTGGAGATTTAACTGCCACAACTGAATGTATGACTTTAGGTTATAGAAACGATGCAAGCGTATATCCGTCTCAAAATAATCCGACTGGATTAGGTAGAACAAAATTTGTAGTTGCCACAGGAAGTAATAATAGCGATATCGCAAACGCGTTGATGATAACAGAGGGCGGGGTTTTTAAAAATGCTGTAAGACAAGTACCTAGAGTAATACTACCTACGGTTCCAACATTTGATTTTAACGATGATGAAGTAGCGTTGCAATCTGGTATACCATATGGAGGTTTATATAACAGTGGTGGTTTTATTAGAATTCAACAATCAGAAAACATAGCGCTTCAAGTAGTAAATGCTGGTAGTGGATATAATGAAGGTGATGTTTATACTACAACCGCGTCTACAGGTAGTGGATCTGGTTTAACTATATTAGTAGATGAAATAACTAGCGGTTCAGGTATTGATACATTTAGTGTTGTTGACCCAGGCTCAGACTACACCGCAGGTGATTCAGTATCACTTGATGTTGGTGGTGCAACTCTTACTGTAACAGTAGGAAATGATTTGCAGCGAAGTGAATTAATTACTGATGAAATTAAATTTAATTCTCTTACGTCTCTCGGAGGTTATAACTGGAGTGTGTATCAAGATACCTCTAGCAATTTAAAAATAGACACTGTAGATGATAGCAAGGATTTAATAGTAAGTGACGCTAATCTTGTATTAACAGCTGACGGTCTCTCATCTAATGATATAAAAGTAACAAAAGGAGATGTAAGAATAGAACAAGCAGGAAATGGACTTGTGTTAACGTCTCCAGATGGAACTGAATATATAGTATCAGTAAACAACAGCGGAACTCTTGATGTTGACCCAGTATAAAAAATAGAACATGGCAAAAATTTCATCGTACCAAATAGGCGTACCTGATGGTTCAGACATTATAATCGGTACTGATGTACAAACAGGCCAGACTAAGAATTTTTCTATCAACGCTATTAGTAGTGTTGTAAAGGATTCTAATGTAAGCTGGCAATTTAAAACTTCAGATAGCGAGGGAATACCTGAAAGAAGTTCTATATATTTTCCTTCATTTGGTGGTAACAATACTTTGTTTCAAAACATAACAGAGTTAATGATAACGCCAATAATGAAAAATAGCTCTAACGCTTTACCATATTTACAGTCGTTGGTAGGCGATGAAATATTTATACAAAATAGAAACAACTTAGGACAATTTGGTGTTTTTACTTTTAACTCTTTAATATTAGAGACTGTATCTGGTAATTACCTTATGAACTTAACGTTTGTAAGTGGTAACGGTGGTTTGCAATTTTTGCAATACTATAGTATAGCTAAAGAACCAGAACAAAGCGGTAGTGGTGATAAGACGTTTGTTTACGAACAAGGATTACCAGCATCGACATGGGTTATAACTCATGATTTAGAAAAATTTCCTTCGGTTACTGTCGTAGATAGTGCCAACTCTACTGTAGAGGGTGGAATAACATACAATAACGAAAATGAATTAACACTGACTTTTTCTGCTGCATTTTCAGGAAAAGCATATTTAAACTAAAAAACAATGGCAATAAATTTTTTAAACACTCTACAGTTTAACAACAACGAATCGTTAAACTTTAGACTACAAAATCTTGGGACAGATCCAACCACTGACCTACAAGAAGGTAGATTATACTACCATGATACCGACGATGTCGTAAAGGTATATACTATAGACGCAGGAGGAAACGGAGCTTGGGTTGAAGTAGGCGGCGGGGTAACAAGTGTTGGCACTTCTATTGATGGTGATGCGATATCAATATCAAATTCACCTATAACAAGTAGTGGTACTATAGCTTTTAGTTTTGAAGGAGCTGATACTGATTATGTAAATGGTGAAGGAAATATAACAGCTTTCCCAACAATACCATCAGTACCTACTAATATAGTAGAAACATTTAGTAATACTAATGGTACATATATATCAGCTGGTACAGAAAATAGTTCAGCAACAGGTAACGTAAGTGTTGGTACTATAGATCTTTCCGCAGTAGACACTAGTGGCTCTGCAGGAGCAACTGTTCAGTTTTTAAGTAAAGACAACGAGTGGATTGTTCCAGCTTATACTGCCTCAGGTATAGGTGGTAGTGGTACTGCTGACAAAATGGCTAAATTTACTGGAAATGGAACTACAATAGGTAATTCCACAATGACTGACGACGGAACTAATGTTAGTATAACAGGTAACTTTTCAATTGGAGGTGGTAAAATTACAACCAACGGTGATGTAACATTTGATTTTAGTAATGGTCAAAACCTATTAATTGGAGATACTACTGGAGGTGATACCGTAGAGATAATCCAATTAAAAACAATGGGTGCGGTACTTGTTGAACTTTCAGATGATGAGTACGTAAACAAAGCTACTGACGTTACTTTTGATAACGAAGTTAATATACCTTTAGTTCCTACAGCTACTACGCATGCTACATCTAAGCAATATGTTGATGGTTTAATATCTGGTGGCTTAACTTTTAAAGGAACATTTAGAGCTGATACAGGTGCTATACTTTCAGGAGGCAATTCTGGTTCTAATTTATATACATGTCCAGGCGGCGGAGGAACAAGAGTTGCGGTTGCTGTTGGAGATTACTATGTAGTTGCAACTGCTGGTGGTTCTTTCTACTGTTCTGGTGATACACTAGATATTGGGGATTCTATTATAGGTGTAACTGCAGCTGCCGCAAACGCTTCAAGTGCAACTAACTGGTCGATTGTTCAGTCTGATGAAGGTGTTACTGATATAAACTCTGCTGACGGAACAGCCTCTACAGGTGAAGCAATTACAACCAATACTGGCGCAACAGGATCTGTAACACTAAATGTATTTGAATATGCTGGAACTACAAATGTAGGTTACGTACCATCAGGTGGTTCTGCTGCTACATTTTTACGCGGTGATGGTACTTGGGTTACTCCTAGTCCAGGAGCTGAAGGTGCTAAAGTAGGTTTAGATGCAAGTAATGATGGTATTGGTAATCAAAGTGGAGCCCCAACAGGAACAACAGGTTGGCAAATAGATGTTAGTGATAATGCTTTATTTGGTTCGAACGTTGATGCTGTAGATGTTAAAATTGAAGTTATACAAAAAGAAAGTAATGGTGGAGCAACTGTTTATCCATCTGTTACAAGATCTAACGAGTTTATAACAGTTAATTTCACCGACTTACCATCCGCACCAGGTGCTGGAGATTATATAGCTTTGCTTACTAAAGTTGGTTAAAAACTAATTTAATTATATGGCAATAGGATTATTAAACAATTCAAATGTTTACGGATCACTGTTAGTGTATCCAGAACAAAATAGTACCCTATCTACTTATACGTTTAAAGGTGAGGTAGATGATAATCTTATAACGATAGGTGGTTTTGCTAATGCAACTGGTTATTCTGGTGTAGTTGAAGGTGTAAAAATACTACCACAAAACAATCACTATATAACAAGAATAACACCAAGGTTAGAAGTATGGCCTTATGAGCCAGTTGCTGATACAGTAATAAATACTTACAGTACTTCTTTCTTTGGATCTTCATTCTCTATTGGATCAGAAAACAATATAGGTGATTCCGGTTCTTCAAACCTAGGTATAGTAGGTTTTAACAATACGCTCACAGGTGATAAAATGTTAGTTGTAGGTCAAGGTAACGAAGTTGATGGTAGCAACGTTTCATCTATATTAGTTGGCACTACGAATACACTAACATCACCTGGGGCTATAATAAATTCAGCTGTGGTTGGTCAAAATCACAGTATTAATCATAGCGTAATTAGAAGTACCTATAGCGGTATAAACAATCAAACAACTGGTAACGCTACAAATGTTTTAGTAGCTGGATCTGGTTTAAAAATTAGTGGTAATAATAGTTCTGTATTTGGAGCTAACAATGAAATAGAAAGTGGTAGTAACGCCTTAGTTGGTGGTTTTAACAACGAGATAAAAAACAACTCTAGTTCAAATAATATAAACTATTATGGTACAGCTATGTTTGGCTGGAATAATAGTAGTCAAGGTACCACTGATTCTACTAACAACACTAAGTCGTCATTCATAGTAGGTAGAAACAATCAAATGAGGCCAAACTCAAAAGGAGCTATAGAAAGTATGATTGTTGGTGGTTATAATAACTATGTTTATTCAGGTGCGGATAGAGGTTTGGTGGTTGGATCTAACAATAGAGTTATTGGTGATGGATCTTTTACAAATGAAGGCACTCCTAATGTTTCTGTTTTTGATTCATCAATAGTCGCGGGTAATGCAAACTATGTAGATACAATAGATAGTATAATTGTAGGTAGAGCCAACGGTGACGAGGTGTCTGGCGGTGGTGCTATTACATATTCTCCCATACGAGGAAAAGAACTACTTATAATAGGTAATAATCATACTTCAAATTTTGATAGCACTAAAGGTTGTTTTGCTATTGGAAACAACATAACAATAAACAGCGGTTCTTCGGCGGTAGGATTAGTAGGAACAGCTATGTCTGGTGGAGGAAGTAATAGTTTATATGTAGGTAATAATCACTCTGGTAGTAATAACAATTCAATTATTAGCGGATCTAACAATAACGCAAATACCACAAGTACTACAGGTAGTACATCTCAAATATGCTTAATAGCTGGTAGAGGAAATACTAATAGAGGAACTTTAAACTTTATTGTAGGTTCTAGTAATAGTGTATATGGTAGTAATACTGGTAACAACTTTTCAATAGGTAACGGAAATGTAACTGGTATACCCGGAACTAGTGGACCAACACTTACTAATAAAACAATATTAATAGGTTTTAATAACACTTCTCAAAAAAATCAAAAAATACTAATAGGTAAAAACTTAGTTCAATCTACCAGTTTCAATACAGGTACTGGAGATGATTGTGTTATACTAGGAGAAAATAATGATTACACAAACAGTCAATACTCAAAAAGTGGTTTACAGTGTGCTTTAATAGTAGGTGCTTCTACAACTAGTGGTAATAGAAGAGATGCTTTAATAATAACAAACAGAACTGGTACAAACGACGAAGGACACATAATCATGCCTAGCGTAGGTAAATATAACAACTATTCAAGTGATTCAGCAGCTAACGCCGGCGGAGTACCATTATTTGGGTTGTATCATAATAACGGTGATCTTAAAATAAGAGTGTCGTAAAGTAAAAATACTTTAAAACAAGTGATGATAAGAGTATACCTGCTCGGTTAGAGCGCATAACCAAAGTTTAATTAAAAACCAAAACCGATGACTTATTTTTATTATAAGACCAATACCTGGGGTAACTCCAACCCACAGGTATCCGAGGAAACCAAAGACTTTTGGAAACACCTTGTCGAAAAAAAGAATTGGAGAATTGTTCAACTACCTAATGGGTTTTATCAAACTGAGTATAAAGATTTAGAAGATACTTGGATTGATGTTACAAGACGAGAAACATTAGAAAGTGCTGAAGCTGCTATAGACGGTAGCATAGAGCATTATACTAAAAAACTCGACTTTATAAAAGGACCTAAAGTAGTTAAAACCTTTGAATAGTAAATTAAATAAAATCTAATTAAATTATGTCAGATAAGATTGTAAAAAATCTTAACTTTGGTGATCAAGCCAAGGAAAAGATATTCAACGGTATAGATAAACTCACTAAAGCTGTTAGCTCCACTCTTGGGGCTAGCGGCCAGTGTGTTATACTGGAGAATCAAAACGGAAAACCTATTATAACAAAAGACGGTGTAACTGTTGCAGAGTCTATTGTTTTATTAGACCCTGTAGAAAACATGGGTGCTACACTGCTAAAGCAAGCTGCTAAACAAACAGTGCAAGAAGCAGGTGATGGAACAACAACAGCAACAGTGCTAGCGCACGCTATATTACACGAAGCTAGTAAAAAACAAGCTAGTGTAAGAGAAATAAAAGAAGGTATTAACGATGCTGTTGATCAAGTTATAGAATATTTAGAAGATAACGCTATAAAAGTATCTGGAGATATTATTGATCAAGTTGCTACAATATCAACTAACAACGATATAAAGTTAGGTAAAATAATAGGTAAAGCTTTTAAAGCTGTAAATGAAACAGGAGTTGTTATAATGGAACCAACTACACACAATGAAACTAGCGTAGAAATTGTAGATGGTGTTCAGTATGGTAAAGGCCTTGTAAATGATAACTTTATTACTAGTAAAGAAAAAAGAGTTGCTGAGTTAGAAAACCCTTGGGTGTTAATTATTGAATCACCAGTAAACACTATTAGACAAATACAAAGTGTTTTAGAGTTTGTAATAAAAAATAACAAGCCACTACTTATTATAGGTGATTTAGAACCACCAGTAGTTTCAGCGCTTGCAATGAATAAAGTAAAAGGAAATATAAAAATTAACGTTGTTAATGCTCCTACTTATGGTATTAATAAAAAAGACACACTTAGTGATCTTTCAATATTAACTGGAGCTACGGTTATAAATGAAGAGCTAGGTGATGATTTAACTATTATACAACAAGAGCATTTAGGACAATGTATAAAAAGCAGTACAAATGATAACGAGACTATTATACAAGTTGATACATCTAATAGCGAGGTTCAAGAGCTGGTTAAAGAAGTTAAAAAACAATTGGAAGAAGCTGGTAGCCCAGGTGAAATCATTCAGTTGGAAAAACGCCTTGCTCGTCTCTCCGCTAAAGTGGCTGTTGTCAAAGTTGGAGCCAACTCAGAAGTAGAGTTAAAAGAAAAAAGTGATAGAATAGAAGATGCTATTTGTGCTACAAAAGCAGCTGTTAAAGAAGGTATAGTTGCAGGAGGTGGTGTTGCTTTATATGACGCTTCTCTTTTTGTAGTAAAAAAATCAGAAGGGCATATGGCTTTATTAAAAGCTTTAACATATCCCTTTACTACTATATTAGAAAACGCTGGTTTAGTTGACTACAATAAGCCAAAAGGTAATGGCACAGGTATAAATGTAATAACCGGTGATGAAGTAAATATGATAAACGAAGGTATAGTAGATCCTTTGCTTGTAACTAAAAGCGCTTTAAAAAACGCTGCATCAGTTGCAACTACCATATTATCTACAGATTGTGTAATTAACAATTTAAGAATTGGAGATGAAAGCAATAGGTAGAAACATTTTAATACAACCAGAAAAACAAGGTACAGAAAAAACTAAAGGTGGTTTGCTTTTAGCTAAACAACAAAGGGTAGATATAAGATACCATAAAGGTTTAGTTATAAGTGTAGGAGATGTGGTTTGTGGTATTAAAGAAAATGATGAAATATTCTACGATAAAAGCGCTAATCACAAAATAGATATAAATGGAGAAAATTATTGCATTGTAAAAGATACTGATGTAGTGATTGTGATATGAGAAGATTAGAGCCGGATAATTTAAAAGAATTAAATTTATTAAAACATTATAGAATAATACGAAAGTGGGCGTGCAAAAGTTATAATTTAACAGATGCAGAGTTTGAACTCTTGATATATCTCGATTGTTTAGACATGTTCACCAGGCATGATTTTGAAATAGGTACATACTCTTTTAGCTGGAACAATAGACGCTGGAACAAGTTGCTGAATGATGATTGGATAAAAGTCTTTAGACATAATAATCGAACAACTCAGAAATACAACATTTATAAAGTTTCATTTAAGTGTAAGCAGTTAATTAAAAGAGTGTACCGTATTATGCTTGGGTTAGAGGATATACCTACAAGTGAAAAAAGAAACCCTATAATGAAAGGTAAAAGATATATAGACAAGGTTATGATAACATCTATATATAACGTAAATAAAGATAAAAACAGATAAACTATGGGATCAGGAAGTGGTAGCCTTGCAGGCAGCGTAGTCAATTTTTCGCGAGCTAGAAAAGCTAGTAGAGACTTAACTAGTCTTTCTATGGACCAACTCCAAGGCCATGTTGATGGTTTAAGTGGTATGAACAATTCGCTTTTAAGCAGAGGGGCTGGTAGAAAATTGAGCTCATTGTTTACAAATGAAATTAATAAAAGAAAAGCCTTGCAACAAACTCAAGGTATGCAAGGTGTTAATGACAATATTAGTGGATTAGGTGAAAGAGTTTCTAACATAGAAGCTGATATACAGGAATTACAAGGCGGTGGCAGCGAAGACGCTGTGGCTGAAGGTATAACACCTCCGCCTAATCCAGCACCACTACCAGAAGCAACAGCTCCAGTTAACACAGGTATGCCTGGACAACATCGAGCATACAAAAGACCATCGTTTAGCACTTTTGGCCCGCAAGCTGGACTTACTATGCAATCTATTTACGGTACAGAAGAACAAAGAAACAACTCAATAAAAAGATAACTATGCCACATAAATGTAACTTAAAAAAGAAAGGCTTCAGGCAAACGAGTATGGAGGCAGATCCTTATAGCTTAGGCGCAGATAATAATAATTTTAGTGCTGGTGCTCAAGGAACAGCAGATTCTATATATGGAAATCCACAAGGCGCAATGATGGTTGCACCGGTTGAATTAAAACAAACCGACTCTAGCCAATATCAACAAGTGGCAATGCCAAGGCAAACTAGCAAACCGTCTTTAACTAACACTGTTGCACCAGTTAGCGTAATGCCTAGTAACTATGCTGGTGTTTCACCTGTAAACAGCACGGCAACGGGCGGATCATCAACTCCTAGTGTTGATTACTTTACACCTAGCGGAATGGACAACTCTAAGCAAGACCAAGGTGAGGAAAAAGGATTGTTTGATCAAGCAGCTAAATTATTTAAACCAGGTGCTTTGCTAGGTAAAAGAACAGATCAAAGTTTTGAGAGTAAAATTGACAAAGCTAAAAGTCAAGGTCGTCATGCGCAGGTTGCTAGATTAGAAAAAAGGTATAAAAAATTTAGTGCTCTTCAAGATTACAAAGCTGCTAAAACAAATCAAGGTCATTTGAAAAAAGAAGATAGAACTGGTTTAGCAACACAAAAAAGAAAAGACGTTGTTAAAAGCGCGTTGTCAGGCCCAGTGCCAAAAACCGCTGCTAAAGCTGCTAACAATACGTTTGATGTATCTCCAGGAATGCAAGACATAATGAATAAAAATGCTGCAGGAGAATTATTTAAAACAAGATCAATATCAGAGTTAGCAAGCAAATTATTTTATAAATAAAAATTAAAATTATGGCAAATCATTATAAAAACGATCCACACGCAGAAATGCACGGTAAAGGAAAAGTAGGTATAGTAGGTGAATCTTATATATGGGACGGACCACTAGACCAGCACGGTAGATTACACGCTCCAGGTTGGAGTGCAGGTATAACAGGTATGCAAGTATCTAAATACCCTAGTAAGTATATAGCTGGACCTATTACTACTATCGCTAAGATGGGTTAATGAGAGATGTAAACAAAATCATTATACATTGCTCTGCTACACAAGAAGGTAAAGAAATATCTGCAGCTACAATAGATGAATGGCACAAAGCCAGAGGGTGGCGAGGTATTGGTTACCATTATGTAATAGGTTTAGACGGTATGATAGAATATGGTAGACCTATAACAGAAACAGGTGCTCACGTAAAAGGCCACAATAAAGGCAGTATAGGTATTTGCTATATTGGTGGTGTTGAGGCTGAAAGAGGTTCTAATGGTAAGTGGATAGCTAAAGACACTAGAACATCTGAACAAATAGCAACGCTATTAGAACTATTAAGAATATTAAAAAAGCTACATCCAAAAGCAACGATACATGGTCACAACGAGTTTGCGGCTAAATCCTGTCCTTGCTTTGATGTTCAAGCTGAATATTGTAATTTATAAAATGGCAAACAAATTTAAGAAATCAGATCTGGCATGTAATAAGCCCAAGAAAACATCCGGCCACAAAACAAAGTCTCATATAGTTAAGGCTTGTAAAGGTGGTAAAGAGAAGATAATTAGATTTGGCCAGCAAGGTGTAAGCACTGCTGGTAAAAAGAAAGACGCTAAGTCAAAAGCAAGACGTAAAAGCTTTAAAGCTAGACACGCTAAGAATATTGCTAAAGGAGTATTTAGTGCAGCATATTGGGCTAACAAAGTAAAATGGTAAATCATGGCAAATCAATTCCCAGAAATAAAAGATAAAAATAAAGGTAAGTTCACCGCGTGGGTGAAAAAGAATATGAAAGGTAAAGACACCTGTTCAGCCGCTAGTGCGGTCATGGCTAATAAAGATGACTATAGTAAATCTGTAGTTGAAATGGCTAACTATGCTAATAATTTTGGTTGTAAATCTAAAGGTGGACCTAAGCAAAAGTCGGATGGTAAAGAAAAAGGTAAAAAGAAATTACCTCCGTTTTTAGAGTACGATGATAATGGTAAAGTTGTAAAAAAGAAAAAGAAGTAATGGCTAATAAAATTAAAAAGAAAAAAACTCCTTGCTGGACTGGTTATACTCATATAGTAAACGGTAAAGCTACTTTTAAAAAGAAAGGTGATAGACGTGTGCCTGATTGTAAACCAATTAAGAAAAAGAAGTAATGGCTTTTAAAATGAAAGGACCTGTTATGTACTCGTCTGGAGATTCTGCTAACAGTAGTGTTGAAGTTAAACCTACGGAAGTTATTTTTGAAATGCCAGGACTGTCAGCGTATAAAGAACATGTAGCTAACACTCCTCAGTTTGAAGAAGGTGGAGGTGTAGGAGGTTTTTTTAGTACATTAGGCAAAAGGTTTGTTCACAATATAACTGGGCCAAGTAATCCAATGATGAATCAAGGAGGCGGTGCTATAGATTTAATAGGTGGTAAAGGCGCTTATAAGGTTTTATCAAAAGCATATGCTAAATTAGCCGCTAAAAATATAGGAAAAAAAGCTGCTTCAAAATTAACAAACTAAATTAATAATTATGGGAAAAGGTTGTTGTGATCATGAAAAAGGTCACTATGGAAAATATACGGGTAATCACCCACACTACGCAAAATACGATCAACACGGACATACACATGTAACTGATTGTAATGTTGCAGCCGCTGAAAGAGATGATGCTGCTCATATGGACTATCTTAAAAGAGATGTTTTATATGATGATCATCATGGACATAGCGATGAAAAAATGACAGCTGATGAAAAACATATTTCAAAACTAGCTGGAGATTTAAAGTACGATAAAAAACATCATTAAAAATTAAAATTATGGGACACGATAAAAGTGGCAAAGGCCACATACAACATTGCGGGCCAGCTCACCAAAAAAGTGAACCTGGAGCGCCAAAAATATTAGGAGCTATTGCTGCTAAGGTACTACCTACACTTATAAGTGGTGCTATGAGTAAAAAAGCAGAAGCAGCTGGAATGTATAGCAAGGGAGTTAACATGATGGGTGGTTGTCAAATATCTAAACACATGTCAAGTAATAGATATTTTAACGACATGCCTATTGTTTCAGATCAAAACCCTGATAAAAAAGGAGCGTAATGGACAAAGGTTTAGGAGATTTTATAGAAAATAAAATAACCAGACCAACAGGTATTAAGGCTGCTGTTAATATGTTATCAGAAGGACTTGGTATTCCTTGTGGTTGTGAGAGTAGAAAACAAGCTTTAAATAGAATGATACCATTTAAAAGAAAATAGCATGGCATTTAAACTAAATAACCCACCATACGAGTCGGATATAACTCCCGTTTATCAACGTGATTTAGGTCCAGGGGTTTTAGGTGAATCACTTAAAAATCAGGTGATTATACTTAATGACAAGCTAGATCCAAAGTTTCATAAAGAAGTTGAGGGGCACGAGAGTGTCCACGTCGCTCAAATGAAATCCGGTGAATTAGATTATGACGATCAAAATATTTATTGGAAAGGTGAGACAATACCAAAACACAGCGCCAGAGCTTTGTCAGGTGATCCAAAACAACTAGGCTATGAAGCGCAAGCTTATCAGCTGTCTGGCACGAAATTTAAAGACAATAAATATAACGTATAAAATTAAAACTATGGCATTTACAATGAAGGGTCTTCCTCACGAAGGTGAAGGACCTAAACAATTAAGTAATTTTGCTCGATCAATATTTGGAAACAAAGAGCAAAGACAAAGAGAAAAAAAGTATTTTAAAGCTAAAAAAGAAATACGAAAAGGATTAAAAGGAACTGGTAGCGTATTAATAAAAGATGGGCAGGTTATAGCTGGAGGTATTGACGGTGTTAATAATGTTGCGGCTGGTAACAATGTTAAAAATCTTTATAGCGGTGGTAGAAAAGCTATGAAAGACGCTGCTAACAAATTAGCTGACGGAGGGTTTACATCTTCTACTATGATGGATGGGCATGGCCAGTATAGAGGTCAAACCGTAACAACTAGTCAAGAACACGGTATTGCGGTTGGCGATAAAAAGAAAAGAAGAATTAGAGGTAATGACGCGGTTGCTTATGCAGACGCTAAAAATCCTAAAGGACCTGGAATTAAAGTTGACGCCGATATTGATGTTACTGCAGGAAAAAGAACTGAAGTAGTAAAACCAGTTGCTAGAAAAACAATTAGTAAAATAACTACAGTTACTCCAGAAAAATCAGAAGTTATACCAGGTGTTGAAAAAACAGAAACGTTTGAAAACGAAGATGTATTTAACAAAAGAAACCAAGATCTTATTAACTCAGGTTTTAGAAAAGTTGAAGCTAAAGTAGGTATGAATAGTGGTATGGGTTACCAAATGAAAAGCAATATTATGGCTTTAGCATCTTCTGAAGGAAGTGGTATGGCTAAAGTTATGCAAGCATCAAATCCAAATCCTATAAATAGGAGTGAAGAAAATGTAACTGTTGATTATGGTAGTGGTACAAGAACTAACGTAAGTCAAGATGACTACGAAAAACCTGCAAGTTCTGGTGGTCCAAAAGCTCATGAAATAGGTGGTGAAACGTACGAATACTATAAAAAAGAAAAATCTAGGTGTGAAAAAAATCCTAATGCAGAAGGTTGCTCAGGTTTTAACAAACCAAAAGAAAATATAGCAGGTCAAAACAACAAGTCTTTTGCGGGCACACTAAGTTATATGACTAATGATGAAACAAAAGTTACACCTTCATCGACAGAAACATTATCTAGTTCATCATCTGATGATCTTACTAAAAAGAAAAAAAGAGGTGTTAATGTTAGTGTTGATGCTGATGTAGATGCGAAAGTTAAACTACCTAAAATTGGTAAAATTATAGGTAATTTTGTTGATAAAACAAAAAAGAAAATAAAAGACAAAAAGACAGCGAGAAACGTGCGTAAAGGTAATTGTCCTCCATGTCCTCCATGCGATTAATATGAGTTTAAAGGGTTATAAAAAAGATAGTCCCGATGTTAACAAACCATATAACGTTATTCCCGGAGGTAATATTACTATGAAAGGTGTTGAGTTTAAAGTGCTTGGTACTGATGATAGAGGATATACTAAGGTTATGTATCCTGGTTATGATTATACATTTCCAGGCGCAAAGTATGTTATTGAAAAGAAAATGTAATGAGTGATAAAAGAAAAAAGTTTAAAGACACTAAAGTCGGACAATTTTTATTAGGTAAATCAGGTCTTGTACAAGCCATAGGAGATGTGATGCCAGATAAAGGTTTGTTAGGCGTGGTTAAAAACTTAATAAACAACGATCCAGAGTTACCACCAGAAGATAAAGAAAAAGCCATGAAGCTGTTAGAGCTTGATATGGTTGAGATGGAAGAGGTTTCAAAACGCTGGGTTAGCGATATGAAATCAGATTCATGGTTAAGTAAAAACACTAGACCTATGTCACTTATATTTTTAACAGTATCTATGGTATTGTTTATAATATTAGATAGTTTTGAATGGGGTTTTAGTGTAGAAAAAAGTTGGGTAGATTTACTCAAAACACTTTTAGTAACTGTTTATGTAGCCTATTTTGGTTCACGTGGAGCGGAAAAATTTAAAAGTATAAGTAATAATAAATAGTAGATAATCAATTAAATTTAATACAATGGCAAAAAAAATAAAAAAAGCACAATTAGAAAAAGTTGTAAAACAACAAGAGGAAATAAAAGAACTACTTATTCAAATAGGTGGTGTAGCATCTCAAAAACACGCTATGCTTCACAAGCTTGGTAATTTAAATGAAGCTGTAGAGGAAACTAAAAAAGAATTAGAAGCAGAGTATGGATCAGTAAATATCGATTTAACAAACGGTACCTACACACCAATTGAAAAAGAAAGTGGAATCTAAAATAAGAAAAATCAGCATAGGTTCTGAATACAAAGACAATGCGATGCATTACTCGGTTGGTCAAGAGGTTTATGGAAACCATATCATAAGTGATATAATTAAAGACGAAGAAAACGCTTATAACATTTTTATAAAAAAGAACAACGAAATATTACCGTGGAAAAAATTTAATTCTAACATGGCTATATCTGTTGAGTATGATTTACAATATTAATGAAAAGTGTTTGGAATTTTATCGTTAAACCGATAGGTGATCGATATGATAATTCTATAAAAGTAGAAGACAAAGACTTAATACTAAATAGTAGTATAGAAAAGTTTAAGTTTATAAATAGAAAAGCAGTTGTTATGAATGTACCAACAGCTTACAATACTGTTATAGAAGAGGGAGATGAGGTTATTATACATCACAATGTTTTTAGAAGATACTATAATGTTAAAGGTGAAGCTGTAGACAGTAGTAAGAAATTTAAAGAGGATATGTTTTTTTGTCAACCCGATCAAATATATCTTTATAAACGTGTTGTTAAATGGCACTCGTTTGGTACTAGATGTTTCGTTATGCCTATTAAAAATAATAACAATCTAACGCTTGAAAAAGAGCAAAAGAATGTTGGTATACTTAAACACGGTAATAAGCTCTTAGAAGTGCAGGGAATAAACGAGGGAGATCTTGTTGGCTTTCCTAACAATCGTGAATTTGAGTTTATAATAAATAATCAACGATTATATTGTTTAGACGTTGATGACATTTTAATTAAATATGAATATAAAGGAAACGAAGAAGAGTATAATCCAAGCTGGGCAAAAAGCAGTTGATGAGTTAATTAAGGTTGCTAAAGAACCTATTGTAGATTCAGACGATGACATATCAGCTGATCGTTTAAAAAACGCAGCAGCTACAAAAAAGTTAGCTATATTTGATGCGTTTGAAATACTACAACGCATACAAGAAGAAGAAAATTTATTAAATGAAAAACCTAAAAAAACTAAAGAAAGAAGTTTTAAAGGGTTTGCAGAAGGAAGATCTACGTAATGTATAAGCAAGATTTATATAAAGTACTAGAAGATCACATTAAACCTCATGTTTTAAAAAAACTAAATAGAGGTAAAAAATGGAAATATGGTTATAACGAAGAACACGATGTTATAGTTATAAGTAAAAGTGGTGAGATTGGTGATGTGTATGAAATACAAAATTTAAAAATTGCGTTACCAAAACAAAGTGATGTAGTTAAATTTGATAACAATACGTGGAGTAGATCAATTATACCTGAAGAGTTAAAAAAAATAAAAACAAGATTTGACTGGGATACTTATCCTATAGAATTTAAAGAAGACTGGTATGATTACATTGATAAAGAATTTATTAGAAGAGAACAGGGCTTTTGGTTCTATAATAAAGATGTGGCTACTTACCTTACTGGTACTCACTATATGTACCTGCAGTGGTCCAAGATTGATGTTGGGAAACCAGATTTTAGGGAAGCAAATAGATTATTCTACATTTTCTGGGAAGCTTGTAAAGCAGACGCCAGAAGTTATGGAATGTGCTATCTTAAAAATCGTAGATCAGGATTTTCGTTTATGGCCTCAGGAGAAGTGGTTAATCTTGCAACTATTAATTCCGACTCACGGTACGGAATATTGTCCAAATCTGGGCCCGATGCAAAAACAATGTTCACTGATAAAGTCGTCCCAATATCGGTCAATTACCCGTTCTTTTTCAAACCGATACAGGACGGTATGGACCGTCCCAAGACCGAGCTTGCCTACAGGGTACCAGCATCCAAGTTCACAAGAAGGAAACTCGACAACAACGAGACCAAGACCGATCTTGCAGGACTCGATACCACTATCGATTGGAAAAATACCGGCGACAACTCCTATGATGGAGAGAAGCTTAAACTCCTCGTTCACGACGAATCCGGTAAGTGGGAAAGGCCAAACAACATCCTCAACAACTGGCGTGTTACGAAAACAACATTAAGATTAGGTAGTAGAGTAGTAGGTAAATGCATGATGGGATCAACTAGCAACGCGCTAGACAAAGGTGGAGAAAACTTTAAAAAACTTTACTATGACTCAGATGTTACAAAAAGAAACGCCAATGGACAGACTCGCTCAGGATTATATAGTTTGTTCATACCTATGGAATGGAACTACGAAGGATACATTGATTCTTATGGCGTACCTGTATTCGAAGATCCAAAAAAAGAAACTATTGGGCCGCATGGGAATAAAATAAATTTAGGTGTAATAAATTATTGGCAAAATGAAGTTGATGGATTAAAAGGAGACCAAGAGGCTTTAAATGAATTTTATAGACAATTCCCAAGAACTGAGCAACACGCTTTTAGAGATGAAGCAAAATCATCTTTATTTAATCTAACTAAGATATATCAACAAGTTGATTACAATGAAGATATTAGAAATACAAACATAATAACAAAAGGTTCTTTTCGTTGGGAAAACGGAACTCAAGACACAAGAGTTATTTTTTACCCAAACAATGACGGTAGGTTTTTAATTAGTTGGGTTCCACCGTTACATCTACAAAATAATGTAGCATTAAAAAAAGGATTAAAATATCCTGGAAACGAACACATAGGTGCTTTTGGTTGTGATAGTTATGACATATCAGGAACCGTAGATAGAAGAGGATCCAATGGAGCTTTACATGGTTTAACCAAGTTTAGTATGGAGGATGCGCCTCCAAATCAATTTTTTTTAGAGTATATAGCTAGACCTCAAACAGCTGAAATATTTTTTGAAGATGTATTAATGGCTTGTATTTTTTATGGCATGCCAATACTAGCAGAAAACAATAAACCTAGATTATTATATCATTTTAAAAGAAGAGGTTATAGAGGTTTTAGTATGAATAGACCTGATAAATTAAAGTTATCAGTTACTGAAAGAGAAATAGGTGGTATACCTAACTCTAGTGAAGACATGAAGCAAGCTCACGCAGCAGCTATAGAAACATATATAGAACAACACGTGGGTTTATTAAGTCAAGGTTACGGTAATATGTATTTTCAAAGAACATTAAACGACTGGGCTAGATTTAATATAAATAATAGAACAAAACATGATGCATCAATTAGCTCTGGTTTAGCGTTAATGGCGTGTAACAAACATAGATATAGACCAATATCAGAACGTGTTGTACAATCAAGTCCTTTAGGATTTAAAAAATATAATAATAAAGGACATATGTCAAAAATAATTAAGTAAATGAATATATATACAAATCCAAATAGTTCTTTCCCTAGTCAGGTGGTACCAGATGAAGAGAAAAGCACAATGGAATATGGATTAGCAGTTGCTAGGGCTATAGAAGGTGAATGGTGGGCTGGTGATAGAGGTCTTGGAGCAGCTGGCAGGTTTGGAAACAACTGGCAGTATTTTAATTCTTTAAGATTATATGCTAGAGGAGAGCAGTCAGTACAAAAATATAAAGATGAGTTATCAATAAATGGTGACTTAAGCTATTTAAATCTTGATTGGAAGCCAGTGCCTATTATACCTAAGTTTGTTGATATACTAGTAAATGGTATGTCATCAAAAGTTTATGATATAAAAGCTTTTGCTCAAGACCCTGAGTCTGTAAAGCAAAGAACAAATTACGCAGCTGGTTTAATGCGTGATATGTATGGTAAAGATTTATTAAATGAAACAAAAGAAAAAACAGGTTTAGATTTTTATACAATAACAGATCCTGATTCTTTACCTGAATCTCAAGAAGAGATTGATCTGCACATGCAATTAACCTATAAACAATCTGTAGAAATAGCAGAAGAAGAGTTAATAGAAAATGTGTTACAAAGAAATAGATACCAGTTAACTAAAAGAAGATTACTTCAAGATTTAGTTGTATTAGGTATAGGTTGTAGTAAGACTAGTTTTAATTTAGCTAACGGTATTGGTGTTGAGTATGTTGATCCTGCTAACTTAGTTTATTCTTACACTGAAGATCCTAATTTTGAGGATATATATTATGTAGGTGAAGTTAAACAAATAAGTTTAGAAGAACTTAAAAAACAATATTCTTATTTAACGCCTGAAGATTTAAAAGAAATAGAAAAATTTCCTGGTAATTCTAATTTTAGAAATAATTACTATGGTCAGTATGATAATAACAATACTGTAAACATTTTATATTTTGAATATAAAACATATCAAGATCAAGTTTTTAAAATTAAAAGATCTGAAAATGGTTTAGAAAAAGCATTAGAAAAACCAGATACTTTTAATCCTCCTAAAAATGATAACTTTGAAAGAGCGTCTAGGTCAATAGAAGTTTTGTATTCAGGAGCAAAAATACTAGGCATGAATAAAATGCTTAGATGGGAGTTAGCAAAAAATATGACTCGACCAATGAGTAATATAGCTAAAGTAAACATGAACTATAACATATGTGCTCCTCGTATGTATAAGGGTAGAATAGAATCCACAGTTAGTCGTATTACAGCCTTTGCTGATATGATACAAATAACACATTTAAAATTACAACAAGTGTTATCACGTATGGTACCAGATGGTGTTTTTGTAGATGTTGATGGTTTAGCAGAGGTTGATCTAGGTAATGGAACAAACTATAACCCGCAAGAAGCTTTAAACATGTACTTCCAGACTGGTAGTATTGTTGGTAGAAGTTTAACACAAGAGGGTGATCCTAACAGAGGTAAGGTACCTATTCAAGAACTACAAACAAGTAGTGGTAATGCTAAAATAGCTAGCTTAATACAAACTTATCAGTATTATTTACAAATGATCAGAGATGTGACGGGGCTAAATGAGGCTAGAGATGCTAGTACTCCTGAAATAGGATCGTTGGTTGGTTTACAAAAATTAGCAGCCGCTAACAGTAATACAGCCACAAGACATATTCTACAATCCTGTTTATATTTAACCTTACGTAATTGTGAAAACATAGCGCTGCGAGCAGCAGATGCATTAGCTTTTCCTTTAACAAGACAAGCTTTAGTTGATTCAATATCTATGTTTAATACAGCTACTCTTGGTGAGTTAATGGAAAGACAGTTAATGGAGTTTGGTATATATTTAGAATTAGAACCAGATGAAGAGGAAAAAGCTATGCTAGAGCAAAACATTCAAATGGCTTTACAACAACAAAGCATAGATTTATCTGACGCTATAGATTTAAGAGCAATTAAAAACCTTAAATTAGCTAATGCTAAATTAAAAATAGCTCAGAAAAAGAAAAGAGAAAGAGATCAACAAGCTCAAATGATGAATATACAAGCTCAAGCTAAGGCTAATGCTGAAACATCAGAGGCAGCTTCTTTAGCTGAAATGCAAAAACAACAAGCTTTAACTGAATCTAAAGTTCAAATAGAGCAAGCTAAATCTCAGTTTGAAATACAACGCATGCAAACAGAAGCTGAAATTAAAAAGCTTTTAATGGCTGAAGAGTTTAATTACAATATACAATTAGCTCAAGCTCAAATGCAAGCTGCTAAAACTAAAGAAAAAGAAATAGAAGATCGTAAAGATAAAAGAGTAAAAATAGTAGGTTCGCAACAATCACAAATGATTGATCAAAGAAAAAATGATACGCTACCTACAAACTTTGAGTCAGCTGGATTTGATAATCTAGATGGCTTTGGCTTAGAACAATTTGAGCCGCAATAAATTATTTATTAACTATTATATTATATTATGTCAGAACAAGTAAAACAAGAAGGTGAATTTAAAATTAAAACACCTAAAAAACCTAAAAACTTAGGTAAAATTAATAACGTAACTAAAGTAGATATACCTAACACAGCTCCAGAAGCTCAAGGTGAAGTTGTTCCTGAGGTTACAAAAGTTGAAATTAAAAAAGAAAACAATGCCGTTTCAGAGCCTAAAACAGATGAACTGGTTGAAGATAAACAAACCAGAGATATACCTGAAGTGGAAGAACAAGTACAAGAGCCCAGCTCGAATGTTGAGCTTCCTATCCAAGAAGTAACAGAGGAGCAGGTACAAGAAGAAACAAAAAAAGTAGAGCAAGAAGTAAAAGAAGCTATAAGAGATAATCAAGTAGCAGGCAAAGCTTTACCAGAAAATATTGAAAAACTAGTTTCCTTTATGGAGGATACTGGTGGTAATATAGAGGATTATGTTAGATTAAATGCTGACTACTCTAGTGTTGATAATACAGCTTTAATAAGAGAGTATTATAAACAAACTAAACCTCATTTAGATCATGAAGATGTAAGTCTTTTATTAGAAGACTTTGATTATGACGAAGAGGTTGATGAACCAAAAGAAATTCGCAAGAAAAAAATTGCGTTTAAAGAAGAAGTTGCAAAAGCACAAGGCTTTTTAGAAAATGCAAAGAGTAAATATTACGACGAGATCAAGTTGAGACCGGGCGTTACTCAAGAGCAACAAAAAGCAATGGACTTTTTCAGCCGCTATAATGAAGAAAAAGATATAGCAAACCGACAACATGAAGATTTTAAACACAGTACTAAAAATCTATTTGGCGCAGAATTCAAAGGTTTTGATTTCAAACTAGGCCAAAAAATATTTAGATATAATATTAAAAACCCTAATGCTGTTGCAGATAGACAGTCTAATGTTGCCAACACTATTGAGAAGTTTCTCGATAAAGAGGGTAACGTGGTAGATGTGGCTGGTTATCACAAAGCTATATACGCTGCGGAAAATGCTGATACTATAGCAAGTCATTTCTATGAGCAAGGTAAAGCCGATGCTGTAAGAGATATGATGGCTAAATCCAAGAACATAGACCAAGAGCCTCGTAAAACTGCGAGTGGAGAGGTTTTTGTTAATGGAATAAAAGTAAAAGCACTAAGTGGTATTGATTCTTCAAAATTAAAAATCAAAAAAGTAACAATTAAAAATTAATAATTATGAGTCAAAATGTAAGCCCGTTATTCGGGACAATCAAGCCGTCTCAGAAACAACAAATACTAGATTCTAACTATTTGTCGTTTAACGGAGGCGCAAATCCAGGTGATTCTGATTCATTTGCTCAGCAATATCTACCCGAAATCTACGAACAAGAAGTAGAGAGATACGGTAACCGAACGTTATCTGGTTTCCTAAGAATGGTAGGCGCTGAAATGCCAATGACATCAGACCAAGTTATCTGGTCAGAACAAAACAGATTACACATCGGTTACGAAGGTTGTGATAACGACCAAGTAAACACAATAACAATTCCTGTAGACCTAGCTCCAGCTGATCCTAAAGATTTTGTAGCTAACGTTATATCTCCAAATCAAACTATCGTTATGATGGACGAGACTGGACAAGAAGCTAAAGGTGTTGTTACTGCAAGTAACACTGCAACTGGTGCGTTAACTGTAGCTGTATACGGTGCGGCTGATCTTTCTAACTTAGCAACTACAAATATTAAAATATTTGTTTCAGGTTCTGAGTATGGAAAAGGAAGCTCTATCGCTAACAACACTGCTGGTGCAGGTGCTGTTAATGGTTATCAAAGTATAACACCATCATTTACTCAGTTTTCTAATTCACCAATTATTATCAGAAACAAATATGTTGTATCTGGTTCTGACACTGCTCAGATCGGTTGGGTTGAAGTAGCTACTGAAGATGGAACATCAGGATATTTATGGTATTTAAAAGCTGAGTCTGAAACAAGACTTAGATTTGAAGATTATCTAGAAATGTCTGTTGTTGAAGGTGAGTTAGCTGATGCTGCGGGTGCTCCTGCTGGATCTGCTGCTGCTGCTGGATTCAAAGGTACTCAAGGTTTATTTGCTGCTATCGAAGATAGAGGTAACATTAACGTTGGGTTTAACGCTGCTCCTGTTGGAGGTGTTTCTCAGTTAGATTCTTTCGATTCTATTCTTAGAAACTTAGATACTCAAGGTGCTATTGAAGAGAACATGCTTTTCTTAAACAGAGAAACTGCATTATCTTTTGATGACATGCTTGCTGGTATTTCTGCTGGAGGCGAAGGTGGTACTGCTTATGGTTTATTTGAAAACTCTGAGCAAATGGCACTTAACTTAGGATTCTCTGGTTTTAGACGAGGTTCTTATGATTTCTATAAAACAGACTGGAAATACTTAAACGACGCTTCTACAAGAGGTGCGATTGAGACTGCTCCAGTTGTTGGATACGGTGTAAGTTCTATTGACGGTGTATTAGTACCGGCTGGAACATCTACTGTTTATGACCAAATTTTAGGTACAAACATTAGACGACCATTCCTACACGTGAGATATAGAGCATCACAAGCTGACGACAGACGAATGAAGTCTTGGTTAACAGGTTCCGTTGGTGGAGCGTTCACATCTGATCTTGATGCGATGGAAGTAAACTTCCTATCTGAAAGATGTTTATGTGTGCAAGCTGCTAACAACTTTGTTTTATTCAAAGGCATCTAATATTTATATAAGGTACACGGGCACCAAAAAGCTTAATGCTCAACGGGTGCCCTGACCCTTATTTTTAACTTTTATATTATATTATATTATGACAAAAGAAAAAAAAGTATCTTCACAACTAGAAAAAGGTTGGGAGATTAAAGACAGACACTATTATGTTTTAGGTAAGTATAATCCTTTAACATTAACTATTCCATCAAGACATGGTAAAAGATACCCTTTAACTTGGTTTGATGAAGAATTAGGTGGAGTAAGAGAATTAAGATACGCTACTAATCATTCTAGTCCATTTGTAGATGAACAAAAAGGTGAAGCTACATTAGGACATATTATGTTTAAAAAAGGTTCGTTACACGTTCCAAAACAGTATCAATCATTACAAAAATTACTTTCACTATATCACCCTCTATTGGGTAAAAAATATGCAGAAGTCAACACAGTTGCTGACGCTGAAGACGCACTAGATTACATGGCGGTAGAAATAGAAGCTTTAAACGCTGCTGCTAACATGGATATAGATCTAGCTGAAGCAATATTAAGAGTTGAGTTTGGTAATAAAGTATCTAAATTAACTTCAAAAGAGTTAAAAAGAGATATAATTATTTATGCTAAAAGAAATCCTAAATTGTTTTTAGACCTTGCTAATGATGAGAATATTGAACTTAGAAACTTTGCTATAAAAGCAACAGAGGCTAAAATAATTTCTTTATCACAAGATCAAAGAACTTTTAATTGGGCTAGTAATGGCAAAAAATTAATGACAATACCATATGATGAAAATCCTTATTCTGCTATGGCTGCATTCTTTAAAACCGATGACGGAGTTGAAGTTTACAAATCAATAGAGAAAAAGTTTAAATAACATGTAATCTTAATATAAGGCGGTTTCGGCCGCCTTTATATTAACTTAAAAATATAAAATGGTAAACGTAAACACTGTATACTCAACCGTGTTGTTAATTCTAAATAAAGAACAACGTGGTTATATGACGCCACAAGAATTTAACAGCGTGGCAGATCAAGTACAATTGCAAATCTTTGAGCAATACTTTGAAGACTTAAATCAACAGTTACGTGTACCTCAAGCGGATGTAGACTACGCTGATAGGCAAATGAATATAGATGAAAAATTATCTATATTTAAAAACTCCGCTACACTTTCCTACACTTCTAATTACTTTACAATACCACAAACTATAACAAATAGTTTAGGCCAAGTCGTTGAATTCTATAGACTAGGTTTAGTTACATACACCAATCCTTTTGGTGAAGTTAAAGAATTAGAAAGAGTTAATAGAACTGATTTTTACAACTCACAAAGTTCTCCTTTTTTAACTGCTACAGATGATTTTCCTGTATACTTATATGAAGGTGAAAAGTTGTATGTATCACCAAACAACATTAATACAAGTAATGTAATTAGTATAGATTTTGTTAGAAAACCTATACCACCACTGTGGGGTTTTACAGTAGGTAGCAGGGGTCAATATGTTTACGACAGTGAGCAATATGATTCATCGGCAAATCCACCATCTGGTTCTATACAATTTGAACTTCACCAATCTGAACAAACAAGCTTAATATTAAGAATATTAGCTTACGCTGGTGTAATTGTAAAAGATCCACAAATAATACAAGTAGCTACACAGCAAGTAATGCAAGATGAAGCAAACGCAAAAAGTTAACTAAATGGCATTAATACAAGAAAACAATAGGCAATATTACGAAGGAGCTCAATCATTTCAGACTGTTATTGATCAATTTGAATTTACTACAACATTTGATACTAAGTTAAAATTTTTAAGTGATGATCCTAGTAATCAAAACTATAATCAAAACAACTTTAAAATATACAATAGTATTACTGGTTTACCAGGTAGTTATGAAGAGCAAAATTCCACAAACAATCAGTTTAGAGTAGTCGGAAATACAATAAGCTTTTTAGGTACAGGTTCTACCACAGATACTTCTGCGTCTCCTCCAGGTGCTGCGCAAGCCGTGTTTACGGTTCCAGCAGGTGGAATAATACCTAAAATTGGTATGAAGTTTGAAGCTGAAGGATCGCAAGTTGTGTGGACACCAGGTTCTGCAGGTGTAAGATTTGCTAGACTAAGTAATGTAACTTACGATGCCGCTACTAATGAGTATACTGTTTCATGGATAGAATTGATATATGGTACATTACTTTATGGTGGTGGGGGCAGTGTTACCACGTTTGAGTATTTTACTAATTTTGATGAAAACTCATATATTGTAGTACAATTAAAAAAATTAGATGGAGGCAAGTATGGCACCACATTAAATGATAAAGCGTTTGGAGATGTTGTTGAGGAAAATTATGGTAGTTATGCTTATGTAAAATTAAAAGATATTATAAATAATTTTTTAGTTGCTTATGTTGGCGCGGGTAAATTAATACCTAGTGTAAAAAGAACTGATCTAATATTCTTTGCTAAACGAGCTATGCAAGAGTTTAGTTATGATACATTAAAAAGTATTAAAAGCCAAGAGCTTACAATACCTCACAACCTAAGCGTTATACTACCTCAAGATTATGTTAACTATGTTAGTATGGGTTGGTATGATAGTCAAGGTGTAAAACACCCTATATATCCGTCAAACAACTTAACTCAAAGTCCTTATAGAATGCCTTTACAAGATGGCAAAGGTGTTCCTATACAAGATGTTTACGATGCTAATATTTCTGGAACATCTATAGTAGAAGAAAGATGGGGTACAAATGCTTATAGATATTTTAACCAATTAGTAGACGAAACCTGGTTAGGTTATCTTTTACAGTTTGGGGATTGGGGTTTTGGATTATACGCGGGTTATGGCGAGCTTTATGGTATGGATCCTCAATACGCTAACTACAACGGTTGGTTTAACATGAATGAAAGAGAGGGTAAAATAAGTTTTTCTGCAAACCTTAGAGATAAAATAATAATACTAGAATACATATCAGATGGCTTAGCTTACGACTTAGATACTAAAGTTCCTAAGCTAGCGGAAGATGCTATGTACTCGGCAATATTATATTCAATACTATCAACAAGAGCCAATCAACCAGAGTACGTGGTTATGAGGTTTAAAAAAGATAGATATGCTAAATTAAGAAATGCTAAAATAAGATTATCAAATATTAAACTTGACGAGATAGTACAAGTTATGCGTGGTAAATCTAAATGGATAAAACACTAGAATTAAATGGCTGAAGTTAAAAATGCTTTTATAAAGTCTAAGATGAATAAAGACTTAGACGATCGATTGCTACCTAGCGGCGAGTATAGAGACGCTATTAATGTAGCTATTAGTAGGTCAGAATCTTCAGATGTTGGAGCTTTAGAAAATGTTATAGGTAATACTGCTTTAGTAGATTTTTGGCAAAGTCTTGATGATGACGTAACTTGCATAGGAACTTTTGTTTCAGAAGATACTAATACTATATTTTTCTTCATGACTAGCAATAATGGTGAAGCATATAATCCAAATGCAAACCATGCTATAGTAAGCGTAAATACAGGTAGTGGAAGTAATCAATTAACTTTACATGTACAAGATGAGTTTCTTAATTTTTCAACATTATACCCTGTAATAGGTGTAAACTTATTAGAAAATTTATTGTTTTTTACAGACAACAGAAATCAACCTAGACGTATAGACGTTACAAAACCAGATAATTATTATTTTAATGAAGATCAAGTTAGTGTTGCTTCTTATAATCCTTATCAACCTATTGATCTTTGGCAGTCTAGCGCGCTAGCGCCGTCAGCCGCGGTTCCTTATGAAACAACAATGAAAGATGTTGTTAGCGAATTTTACCCAGGCGGTGGAGGTGAGCTTACGCCAGTGGCTGATACCACGGGTGTTTCATTTGATGTTAGCGGATCAGCTGTTATAGGTAATCCAGTTGTGGGTGATCAAGTAGAGTGGGCTAGTGATCAAGGTGTAGTAACAACTATAGTTCAAATAATAGAACAAAATCCTTCACCACCAGGTACACAATTATGGTCTATAATTACGGATAACCAAAACGCAGAGTGGTTCGTGTCTGAAATTGTTACATTTAATAAAAACCCTTATTTCAATATTGATTTCCAAGGTGATCCGGATTTTTTAACAGACAAGTTTGTAAGGTTTAGCTATAGATTTCAGTTTGAAGATAACACGTATTCATTAATGGCTCCTTACACACAAGAGGCTTTTATACCAAAACAAGATGGTTATTTCTTAAATGAAACAGAGTTTGATGATCCAGACACTAGTGTAAACGAAGATCAAGAACAAGCTTATAGAAGTACAGTTGTTGATTTTATGGAAAACAAAGTTAATCAAATAACCTTAAAAGTTCCACTACCATCAATAGGTCAAGATCTTATAAATAATTTTAAAATAAAAAATCTTCAAATATTATTTAAAGAATCTGATACACAAGCAATACAAGTTGTTGATACTATAGAAGCTACAAGAGTTGCTGCTGTTGCTGACGCAACCACAGTATTTACTTATGACTACAATTCTACAAAACCTTTTCAAACACTACCGTCAAACGAAATAGTTAGGGTTTACGATAAAATACCTGTAAAAGCCTTTGGTCAAGAAGTTATAAGTAATAGAATAGTTTACAGTAACTTTCAAACAAAGCATTCACCACCCGCCTCAATAGATTATAATGTTAATGTTTCTGAGAAACAAGATTTTGACATTGAAGACATTATAGACGGTACTAACTATCCAGTGCAATGGAAAACAAGTTATGTAGAATATCCTAATCATTCTTTAAAGCAAAATAGAAACTATCAAGTTGGGTTTGTTTTATCAGATAGATATGGTAGATCATCAACAACAATACTATCTAATGATGGTACAGATTCTGCTGCTGGTTTATCTACTGTTTATGTACCATATAGAAATCCAAATCCACCTCAAGGAGATGAGGTTGCCTCAGTGTGGCCAGGTGATTCTTTAAAAATTAATGTAAACAATATAATACCTACAGCACCGGTTTTAACTTCTGGTAATTTTTATCCTGGTGTTTATAACGGTAACAAACAAAGTCCTGATTATAATCCATTAGGTTGGTATTCTTATAAAATTGTAGTAAAACAAAATGAACAAGAGTATTATAATGTATATTTACCTGGTATATTAAATGGTTATCCTGAGCAGACATCAGCAACTCCTCCTCCAACTGACTTAGCTCCATTCCCAACAGGTGAAGAAAATTATACAGCCAATGTTGTATTAATAAATGATAATATAAATAAAGTACCAAGAGATTTATCAGAGGTAGGACCAGAACAAAAACAATTTAGAAGTTCCGTAAGATTATTTGGTAGAGTTACAAACCTACCAGTCACTCAACAAGGTCAAACTGCTGTTACCCCAGCAACTGCTAACACTCAGTTTTACCCAGGTGTATTTGCTCATATTGTAAGTAATATAGCAACAACAGCGGATTCAAATATGGTGTTTGATACTTTAAGTACTACTGGTCAAGACAATCTATATCAAATAGACACAAAACCTTTAATAGCTAGAATTACCACAACAAGGGGTGTTAACGATCCTATTAACATAGGTGTTATATCGTCATCAAGTTTAAATACCAATATGACGCCTCAACTAGCTATATATGAGACAGAACCTAATATATCTAGATTAGACATATATTATGAAACTACTACATCAGGTTTAATTAGTGATTTAAATTTTGTTGTAGAAAACAACACAAGTATCGCGGCTGGCTTAGACAACTATAACTTCTTTTTAGAAGAAAGCGCAAGCTTAAATTATAGTGAAGCTACTGGTGCTCCTTTTGTAGATGCATCAGGCGTTAATACCATACCTATAAATCTTTACCCAGGCTTACAAGCTTTAGGGGTATTTGCTTCTAGAGTACAAGGTTCTGCAAATAGAACTGCAAGATTTCCAAAAAATGTTTGGCAAGGAAATGAAGACAGGATATTAAATACAGTACCTGTAGGAAATACAACTGGTTCACCCACAGTAACTAGTGTTGTTGATGATGGCAACGCATACTTAGTAACAGTTGTTGGTGGTGCTTTCGGTAATCCTAACAGTGGTATACAAACTAAGTTTGTAGGTATATCATCTGCCAACGCTAATGGTAATTTTGCTCCAGAAGATTCTGGTGGCACACCAATAACTTATACAGCTATAGCGACTGACGCTGCTGGTAATGATATTTTTAGTGTTGTTGATGGTGTAGGTAATGATGTTACTAACTACTTTCAATTAGTTAAAGTTTCAGAAGGACAAATAATGCTAGATGGTAGCACAGGTAATCAACCTTATTCTTATGATAGTTATTATATAGCAACTAAAGGACAGTATTTTTACAAAGATGGTTTTTCACCTAACGACGTAGCTAATACGTATCAGTTTAGTTTTAGTATTATAGAAGCAGACGCCACAGGTGTACCTGTTCCAGGAGCAACACCTTCATCATTTACAGTTAGTAATAATCAATTAACAAATGTTTCTTCTTTAATAGCAAATCCTTTTACAACACGAAATTATTCTTTTCAAGAAGGTCAAGGCCCAACAAACCAACTTCCTAACCGGCCACCTATGTATGATTTCATAGGATACAATGGCTCAAACATAAATAACCAAACACAGCAAATACAGGGTGATTTAATGTATGAGCATGATTTAACTTGGAATATTACTAGCGTACAGGTTGGTGGTCAAGCTACGCCTAACAGTCCGTTTGATATAGTAAACTATCAAGATCAAACCACAGGAAAAAGATATGGTAGATTAACACAAGACGGAACAGCAATAGGTGCTTATGATTTAACAGTTACATTAACTGATTCTAATGGAGTTGTAGATACATCAACTTTTCAAGTTATATTTGGAGAAACACCTTTAACAGGTTCTTTTACAGGAAATTTATTTGGTAATTTTAGTGTTGGTGAAGCTGCTACAATATTTTTTGCTGACTCAATGAGTTCAGCAACAGCTTTTAGTCAAATGGGTCTTGCAGACCAAGGTTTTCAGGCGATACCGCCAGCAGCCACTGTTGGTTTTCCAGGTTCTCCAGCGGGTAGCGCTCAAGGTTTTACAAGTTTAGAAAAATGTGCAGATTGTAACGAAAATGTTGTTACTTGTGGTACAACTAATTCAGCATATAATCACAGTGTTTTTAGAATGGCTGGTGGATCTTCTGCTACAGGTTTTGTAAATCAACCAGGTATAGTAGATGGTACAGCTTTTATAAATATTACTTTAGTGTCAAACAATCAAAATACTTTTTGTGGATCTAGTAACGATGGTGGATTTGGAAACGATGATCAGGGAGTGGGCGGACCAGGTGGTAATAGTGGCTTCATGTATAGTTTTGGTAGTTTTAATATAGATTACAAACCTGTAGGTGGCACTCAATGGGTTGCAGCAACAGATTTAAATGGTGATTACACAGGTAACTTAAGCCCAGGTAGCTCAACCCTTAATTACTCTCAAGGTGAGTGGAGGCATTCAACAAATCTAACTTCAGAATGGCAGTTTGGTCAATTATATTTAGCAACTAGTTCGAGTGGCGGTAGTAACATAAATGGTTTTGGAAGGTGGCAAACAAGAGTACCTCAACAAAGTAGTAGCACTTCACAGGTTGTGTCTTGTTACGCGTCAAGAACATTTGCATTCGACACGCCAGGTGATTATAGAATAGCAACATACAACATGAATAATAATAACTGGCCGTGTAATACTCAGCTTTGTGGTAGCCAGGTAAATCAATCAAGTGGTTTTAGTTTAGCTGGAAATGGTTTTCAAATTACATTTGGTGATTTTTATTACGACTTTGGAAATCAAAGAGCGTTTAAATATAGAGTAAGTTTCCCTAGTACAAACCCAAATGTAATACCAAACGCAGGAACTCAGGTTGTATATGCTAAAGAACCATTGTTTAGATATATTACACAGCTTTACACGGACACTGATTTAACAATACCAAAAACATTTGGTTCATCAGGTACAATAAATGTAAGAACAGTTGGAAGTGGTGGTACTAACTATGAAGAGGCTGGTAATTGGAATACCAGCGGTGCTAATAACTATCCATTTGAGTTTGCTGGGGCCAAAGGTTTTACAAATGGACCTGGTAGTGGCAATTCTGCTAATCAAGAATTAAGATCTTGGAAAATGGAGGTGAGTGCAAATGGTGCTGTCACGGCTGGTACTCAACAACCGTTGACAGCGTTAAACTAGTTAAAACAGTGAAAAACAAGTAATTATAATAATATGCCTGCGATAATAGAAGTAAAATATTTTAATACCTTCTTATTAAAGAAAGTTAATGATTATGAAAATAGTCAACCAACACAGCCAACAGAGCCTGTATGGGACGGTTCAAGAGGTATACCACAGGTTTTAGGTGGATACCCTAGAATTAGTACTATAGGTTCAGACGGTTATGATTGGGCTATTGAAGAATCTAGAATTAGAGGCGGTTATAATAACACATCTGTTTCTCTAGGTGTAAAAGCTTATTTAGTTGAAAACGAACCTCTTGGGGCTATTAGGGGTAATGCTATGATTTATTCTGGTATATATAATTCCAGAACAGGTATTAACGATACAAACGTATTTAGTGTTGGAGAAGAAATTACCAAAGCAGCTGATCCAGCAAATGGTAGTATACAAAAACTATATGCAGAAGATACTAACTTAATTATATTTCAAGAAAATAAAGTTAGTAGAGCTTTAATAGATAAAGATGCTATATATACTGCAGAGGGTGGTGGCGTTCCTGTTAGTCAACTTAATTTAGTTATAGGTCAAATAGTTCCTTATGCTGGTAATTATGGTATTAGTAGAAATCCAGAAAGCTTTGCTGTCTATGGTTATAGAAAGTACTTTGCGGATATGGATAGAAACGCCGTGCTAAGATTATCAAGAGATGGTATAACAGAGATATCTAACTATGGTATGTTTGATTATTTTAGAGATAATCTAGGTAGTGTTAACTTTAGCAACGCTAAACTAGGAAAAGTTTTCGGCGGCTGGGATATGTATCAAAAGCAGTATGTAATATCATTACAAGAATATAGCAACCCTACTCCTGGCCTACTTAATGATCCACCTAGATATCAAACATTAGCTTTTGACGAAACTGTTTTAGGTTGGACTAGTAGGTTTAGTTATAGACCTATTGAAATGTTTAGTTTAAAAGGTAATTTTTATTCTATTGGTTATGAGCAAGAACAGCAAAGTGGTGGTAACTATAAAGATGCTGCGCCTACTTTATGGCAACACAACCAAGGTCAAAGAGCTAATTTTTATGGCAGACAGTATGACTCGCTAATAACATTTATATTTAACCCTAAAGTTAGTTTATCTAAAAACTTTAAAACAGTTAATTACGAAGGAAGTAATGGTTGGGAAGTTTATGCTTTTCAAAGCGATGCTACTGGACCAGATGAGTTTAATAATATTTACGTTAAATACTTTGATGGTGTTGGTAATCCACCGGTTTACGTTCCAGCAGTTAGTAGTTTTTACGAAGGTGAATACGTAATAAATCCAGCGGACGGACAAGCTGTAGATCGCTTAGATTATCTTAGTGTTTTTGGAACAGTTAACCCAGCATTACCAAGAGAGTACGCGGGGTTTGATAGAAAAGAAAATAAATACTATGCTAACTTAGTCAACGATACACAACCGTCTGAGGGTGAAATTGTTTTTGGTGCAGACATGACTGGTATAAAAGGTTACTACTGTACTGTAACAGTTCAAACAGATTCATCTACAGATGTTGGAGGCGTAAAAGAATTATTCGCAGTCTCTTCAAACTATGTAGAGTCTGCTTATTAAAATTTAATTATATGAAAATAAAAAGAATAGAAGAGTCAAACTTTGACGAGATAAGTCAATGGTGGCTTGATTGGGAAATACCAATACCTGATCCAGATTATTTACCACACGATAGTACAGGTGGATATATAGTATCAAAAGATGGTGTTAACGTAGCAGCTGGTTATTTGTATTTTACAAATGCTAGAATAGCTTATATAGATTTTGTTGTATCAAACATAAAATATAGAGAAAAAGATAGAAACGAATTAATAACAAAGTTAATAGATTACATGGTTAAACATGCTATTAAAGTTGGCTGTAAATTTGTTTGGGCAACATCAGCAGAACCTGGTATTGTAAGCAAGGTAAAAAGCTTAGACTACGAGGTCTTAGAAGAAAAACATTCAATAATATATAAATACGCATAAAATATGGGAAGCAGTGTAGCCTCAGGAATCGTAAAAGGCATTGGTGCAATAGGCGCTGGTAGAAGAGCTAGAAGAGCTCAAAGACGTGCCGCACGTGAGCAAAGACGTAGAGAAGCCCAGTTACAAAGACTGGAGAACAGTAGGCAACCTGTGGTAAACCCATATGCTAGCACTACTGACCTGTCTGGTTTAGCAACAGATTTAAGCGGTATGATTTCTAATCCATACGCAAGCTTAGGTGTTGCAACACAAGCAGCAGAAATGCAAGCTGAAGAGGCAGATATTTCTTTAGCTAACACATTAGACACTATAAGATCTACAGGTGCTAGTGCCGGTGGAGCAACAGCTTTAGCTCAAGCAGCACTAAAAGCTAAAAAAGGTGTATCAGCTAGTATTGAGTCACAAGAAGCTGCTAATGAAAAACTTAGAGCACAAGGTGAATCACAAATGCAACAAATGAAAATGTCTGAACAACAAAGACTACAAGGTATACAAATATCTGAAGGCCAAAGAGTTCAAGCCGCAGATGCTCAAGGTAAAGCATTTATGTTTAATGCCACAGAACAACGTGAAGTTGCCAAGATGAATAGGGTTGCAGGTTTATCTGATAGAGCTTATCAAGAAGGTAGAGACGCTAGAGCTGCTAGAGAATCCGCAACAGGTAATCTATTTGGAGCGGTAGCAGGTATAGTATAAAAATAAAAATATGAGTTACGAAAATCCAGCAGGACCACAGGGTGGAAGCCCAATAAATAAATACTTTGAAGCGCAAAGCAGAACTGAAGCTTTGTATCAAAAGGAAAGACAAAGGCAAGATATTCTTAAGCGACAAAAAGAAAAAGAAAGACAAGCCAACATAAATAGAATGCAGGAAATGCAGTATAAAGTTGACATGCTTTCTTTGAAAAGGGCTGATGAGTTGGGTAAAATAACTGAAAACCCTACATTAGATAACGAAGTAACAGGTATATTAAGAGATAGAATAGATGTAGCTTCTCAAGCTCAGTTGTATCTTATGACAGATTTTAGTGATAATAAAAAAAGAGGTGAAGCAAAAAAAGTTATAGCTGATTATCAAAACCTACTAAACCTAACACAAGGTTTTGCTTCTAGTTGGTCTGATATAACTGCTTATTGGAACGAAAAAAAAGATACTTTAGGATCTCAAATTGCTGTATTTGGAACTGATAATTATTCACAGGAGCAAAATCAATGGCTTATAAATGTAATGGCTGGTAAAATTCCAGGATCTAATATAAGTTTAAAATATGATGAAACAGATAATGATTTAAAACTTGTAGTAAGTGGTAAAAACGGAAATGGAGATGTTATGCCTGCGCGTACTATATCTGCAAAGAAGTGGATGGAATTAGACGACAGCGAAGACAATGATTTTATACAAGAAGTGCCTCAAGTATTTCAAGAGTTTTCTAAAAAGTTAGGGCCTGGTCCTGATGGTTTTAATCTATTAACAGCTAAAGGTATATTAGATCCTAAATATGTTGATGGAGACGATATAAGTATTGATATAGGTAGTGTATACTCCGCCGACGGTAAAACAAAAACAGGTACCAAGCAAGACATAAGAACATATTACGATCTAGAAGTTCCGCTATCTCAAATGAATGCAGCTGCTGTGGGGGAAATTAGTGGTGTTGCGGGTATGGGATACAATGCAATTAAAAACTTCTACGAAGTAAATTTAAAAATGAACAACAATATTAAAGGTAATATTTTTCCTAACGAATACAAAGACTTTGTGACTATGGTAGAGGGTGTTTATAACAACGATGAAAAAAGCCCTAACTATAATCCATTTGGTATGAAAGGTAGGGTAGATTCAAAAGGTGTTCCAATAACTTTTGTTAACGCACAAGAAGAAATTTTAAGTAGAGTGTTAGTAGATCAAACCATCGAAACAACTGGGCTTAAAATAGACAAAGATGAAGATGGTAACAATAGATATTATACATCTAAAATAAACGTAGCAGCTATGTCTAAAGGTTCTGGTAATAAAGGAAGCGACGCGTCTAAAGCACAAGAAGCTTTATCTATTCAATTTAACAGGGCCATTGTAGATGGTAACTTAGATACTTTAGATTTAATTAACGGTATAACAATAGAAAGACTTGCTGGATCTTCGGATAAGTATACAATTGGTGGCGGTCAAACATCATCAGGAAAAGCAGCTGAGTACGGTGTGTTTACAATTCCAGCTGGTGATTTATATAGTGAGGGTGCTAGTAAATTACGTAGATTGTTAAAACTACCCGAACAATATAATTTAAAACCAGGTGAGTATGTGCCAGCCGCATCAACAAACTCTACAGCAGCTAATGATATAGTTAATTATATAACAATGGCTCAAACAGACGATGCAGTTGATAATATAGATGATCTTCCTCTTAGATATAAAGGTGAACAGATAACATTTGCAGAGTTAAAAGAAAAAGTACCTGGAGTAGATATTATAAATGATGATCCTTTTTTTGGAAACAAAATAACAGTTAAACTACCTGTTATGAAAAATGGTGAGTATTTTTCAGAGCAATTTAATATACCATTAAGTAAAGGAGATAAAAAAATAATTTCAAAGTTTATACAAAAAACATTACTTAAATAATATAATATGGAAATATACATAGATGGAGATGGTAACGAGGTAACTGTACAATCTTTAAAAGATATGTTTGGTGACGATTGGGAAACTGAAGCAGCTAACCTAGGTTACTCAAAAAAAGCAGAAGGTGTTGTGGCAGAGGATGCGACTGTAACACCAATAACCCCGGTAGCATCCGAGAATATGGAATCAGATTCGGAAAACTCTTCATCGGAATTAAATATTGATGAGTGGGAAGTTGTAACACCTAGTAAAACAGAGGTTGTTATACCTGAAGATAGAAAATATACTGATATAATTGAAATTCCAGATTTTAAATCACAAGATACGCAGGACTTAGTCAATGCGTATAATACATTGTATGGTGGAGAAAATGGAGGATTTAGCTTTACAAAAAGAGGTTCTAGTAGAATTGGTATAGAAGCTTTAAATGGAAACAAAATAGAAGTAGCTTTAAACCCAGAGTATTATGAAGGGCCATCACCCCCAGGTGGTGGTATTAATGCTACCGGTTTAGCATTAAGGTTAGGTCAAGCGGTAGGTTTAATAGACAAACCTACTCACACTGGTGAAGGGCAAATAAACGAATTTTTAAAATTAAATTTTGATTCAGAGGCTCAAAAACAATTTAATCAAAACGTGGAAGTTTTTGAAGAAGAAGTTTTAACTAACATACCTCAATTGAAAATAGATTTTTTAGATGAAGAAGATCTTAGTGTTGATTCTTATATGCCTATAAATAGTATAATGAAAGGATCTAAATCTGCTGACTTTCAAAAATATGTTAGAAAAAACGTTTCACAATTATATAAAGATAATGGTGGTTATTTACCTGAATATCAAATAACTAAAAAAGTAAATAGCATAATAGAAGATATTCAATTAAACGAAGTAAAAGATAATTTTGATAGAGTTTATGAGCAACAATACTTACCATTACTAGAGAACGAAAACAGCTCACTAGCTTTACAAAATTTAAAAATTCAACAAATACAAGAAATTGTAAATCCTAAAGAAAAAGAACTAGCAAGTATAAATGCCTCACTTATAAACAAGGAAATAACTCTTAATGAAAACTTTCAAAACTTAGGTTACGGAGAGTATGGAGGCACTGTTAATGAAATCAAAAAACTAGAAGCAAGAAGAGATCTATTGATGAAAGAAATATTTGGTAAAAATACTAAATTTTTATTTGATCTAGAAACAGGTAGAAGAAGAATAGTACCGGTTGGTGAAGAGGGTGGTATAATAGTAAGAGATGAAGAAGACTTAACCGATAAGTATAATATAGCAAAAGTAAATCTTCAAGAAATAATGAAGAACAATGATTTTGCTACTGTTAAATCCAAGTACAATGTGTTTAACATGGAGTACGGAGAGTTTAAAAAAGATATAAACGATATTAAATTTGATATAAGAGTAAGTTTCTCAAAGCAATTAGAAAAATTAAAACAGTATGGTTATAAACCAAACCTAGAAGCTAGTGGTACTGGAGGAGATTTTTATGTTGTTAGAGGTGTTAAGATGAAAGACATGATGAAGCTGTCAAGAGGTATTGACCCCTGGTTAGGTTCATTAAAAGGTTACAATCAATTTTATGGTGGCTATAGCGCTGATAAAGAAATAAAAGATTTAAAAGAAATATCAGGAATTGAAGGTGCTCCAGACGCTAGAGGTTTAAACGCAACTGTTGCTAACTTTAAAGAAACACAAAAAAGATTAGAAGTACAACGTGAAGCCTGGAAAGAATTATATTTATTAAATGTAGATCCAGGTTCTCTAAGCGCAAATGATTTAGCGCTAAACGGAAACATGATAATGAATTTTGTAGAAGGTCTTGGTGAGGCTTTACCTACTTTCGGAGGTGAGGCTATTGAAATAGAAACTACCAGAGACGTATTAAACCGAACTCAAGACTTAATTAGTAATATTAATTCTACGTTAGAAGAAGGTGAAAAACCAATAGAGCTTACCACAGAACAAGAAGAAGCTTTTGAAGTAGGTTTTGGAGAAGAACTAGTACGCGGTATGGGAGGTTTTGTCCCTATGATTGCTGAACTTGCTGCTGTTACTTATTTAACAGGTGGTACTGGAAATTTTTTAGGAACAGGAAGATATTTAAGTAAATTAAAAAACGTTACGTATTTAGCTAAAACAGGTAAAAATAGCGTAACACCTTTATCACAAGCAGTTGTTGCGGCTAGGGCGAGAAGAGCTAAAATGACTGTTGATGCTTATTCTAAATCAAAAGGTTTAACACAGGTAAGTGGTAGTGCTTTTCAAAAGCTGCAAGCTTTAGGTATATTAGGTTTACAAGAAGAAGCTAAAATGGCAGCGTTGGATCCTTTGTTTGGTGTTGACATGCCGGTTGGTGCTGGTTTTGGATTTGTATTGGGTGGTGCTGCTATGAGAAAAGTATTGCCAACAAATATATTTAAAGGAGAGTACGCTGTTTTTAATCCTTTTATAGAAAAAGGTTTTTACTCTGGACTTGGTGGTGCTGCCGGTGCTCAAACTGCTGCGCCTTTAGAAGCAATGGTTCAATCTATGTTAGGCCAAACTGACATGCAAACATTTGTCGAAGAAAAATATGGTAACATGTCTGACTGGGCTAAGCATGCTTTAATGGAAACAATACAATTTAGTTTAATTGGTTTCAGCCACATGGCAACTGGTAAGTCTCGTAAGGCAGATTTTGCTTTAACAATGCAGGGTAAAAAGAATCTTCAAATGGAATTACTTATTGACATTATGAAGATGGAAAGTAAAGGCAAAAGAAGTGACCTTGAAAAAAATGATAGCCAATACATAAACAAGGTACAGTTATATCAAGAAGTAAGTAAACAAATAAAGGTATCAGAAAACAGAGAGAGATATTTAAACAAAGATATTTTAATGGCAGATACTCAGTCTTTGTTTGAAAAGTATAATAGACAATATAAAAAAGCTACAAAGTCAGATCAACCTGCTTTTGATTTTAAATTAAATAAATCTGGTAAAACAGAAGTTGTTTTTAGAGGAAGCAAACCACCTTTGGTTAGAGTTAATGTAAACAAGATGACTCCAGGTACAGTGCCTCATGAGATATTTCACACAATGATGAGACAACAATTTAAAAACGATGTTGGCTTGTCTGGTAGTTTAGCAAGAAACATATCTAAAACACTTAACGGTGTAGACTGGCAATTTGGTATTAAAAATATAAAAGGAGGTTTAAAAAGTGCTGTTGAAAAAGCATACGAAAAAATACAGGATAAAAATAGTTTTAATGAAGAGTATACGGCTGCTGTTGTAGATTTATTAAGAGATCCTAAAAACTACGAAAGCATTGTTACTAATAATGTATTTGGAAAAATAGTACAAGATATTTATGGTTCTTTAGAAAAAACACTTGGAGACACACCAATGAAAGGCTTATTGCCAGATCTAAACACACCACAAAAAGTAATAAATTTTTTAAGTAGATATGGACAAAGCGTAGGATCTGGTGAATACAGTCCTGGTATGATACAGCGTTTTAAAGATATTAAAATACAAAAACAAAAAGGCGGTAAAGTATACGATCTTATTAACACTCAAACCGGACAAAAATTAAACTTAGATAAAGCTGGTCAAGAGCTTTTAAAAACTCAACAACAACGTAATAGAGAATTAGCAGAAAATATTAAAAACAAATCTGGTGATTACGGTAAAGATATTTATGATTTAATTAAAGATAATCAAGCTTTAATAAATCAAGCTTTAGGTTTTAGTACTAAGCTAGGTGACGTACAACAAAGCGCTATAACAGATGTTTTAGTATATCAACTTTTAGGAGTAGCAAAAGGTAGAAAGACTGGTATGCTGGATAACTACGACGGTAGCACAGAGGTAATGACATACCTTGGTAATACAATTAAATCTCGTAGAAAAGAAATATACGAGGAAGCTGGGTTAGACATGACTAAGCGTATTAACGAAGACATTAGTAATATTAGGGGTATTGCAGATACTGGAGGTTTTAAAGCTGAAAACTTAGACGCGCCTAAACCAAAACCTAGAGTTAAGAAAACAGATCCTAGAGAATTAGATTTAACTATAGATGTTCAAAAAGATCTTATACCTGAAATGCAAAAGGATATAAGTAATAGAGACATGTCTAAGGAAACCTATAAGTCTTTGCGTTTAACTGAAGCTGAAGCTAAGTTACTTGCTGAAACATATGGTATTGTAGATTCAAAAGGTAATCCACTAGCTGAGTGGTTTACAAGTCCAAAACGTAATTTACCTAAAGTTGCAATAGAAGGTTTTAGACAATTAAGATCGGATCTAAATAAAAACGCGCAAGCTGTTTTAAATATAATACCAGAAGGATTTACAGCTGGTGGCAAGGCAACAGGTGTACCAAACAATCTTAAAAAATTATTATATAGAAAAAACAATAGTGGCAACTGGGAATTAAGAAAAGATCTTAGTATAAAAGATATACAAGATATATTAAAAGAACCAGCTGGTGCTTTATATAGAGATGCACAAGTACAAACTATAAAAGGTTTAACTGAATTAGTTTTTAGAGGATTAAAAAACAAAGTAGCTAGAGAAGCTCAAGGTACAGGACCTGAATCTAATTCTGTTATTAGAGACTTGGCTGATGGTAAAAATCCACGCATGGCTCAAGTTATTTTAAACGCGCCTAACAAGCCAAAAACTTTAAGTAGTATAGAAAAAGTATTTACAGCCTTTGCTAATTACTCAAGAGATCCAGAAGGATTTAGAAAATTATATCCAGATGTTGCTAAGTTCATAGAGACTGAGTCTATTAAAATGTCTGAGTCAGAGGCTGCTCGTGGTAAAACAGAAGCACCTACATTTAAAAAAGCTCCTAAAGCTGATATGAAAATAGCTGAAGCTAGTGGTGCGCCAAAGGGTGTTAAGATAGAAAACATTATAGACGGAGTAACTGGCAAATCAATGCGTAGCACTCAAGGTGATATTTCTTTATTTGACACAGCTAGAATAGAAGGTTTCTTTAAAAACATAGAAGACTTAGCAAAATATTATCCTAAAAATTTACCAGACTTTTTGAAAACTAAAGAAACTTTATTGCAATCGTTTGGTAGTAGCAGTAGAGGCACTGGTAGAAATGTTGGTCCTGATGGTGCTAAAATAACTACAGATGGTAATTTAATGTCAGAAAGCCCTGTTAGTAAAAACCAATACAAAAGAATAATTGATAATCTTGGTGAAAAATATTTAGGTGAAGTATTTGATAATATAAAACCAGGAGATTTCATGACTGAGTCTCAACAAAAAAATGCTTTAAAAAAGTATTTTGATACTAATGACTTAAGCGCACTTAAAAAATATATAAATGCAAGCGATAATGCTTACAAGGCAGATGTGTATTATGCTATGGGCGTCATTAAACAAAAGTATCTATATGATGCAAAAACACCAGCAGAGTTTGAAGCAAGGGCAAGAACTATATATGATTTAGCAGCGGCTAATTCCAGCACTATACAAGGTTATGGTAGACAATTAGTTCCTATTATGGCTGTTAAAAAAACAGGTAGTGTAGGCACAATGAAACTTGAACATTTAAAATCTTCTTTAGAACAATCAATGCAAGAAGCTAAGGCTATTGTAGAGGGTAAGTGGGCTAAAGACGGTAGAAAAATAATGAACGATTATCAAGGTGTTATATCGTTTAAAAAATATTTAGATGTTATAGATAAGCTTGGTGGCACAACTAATACCGCTGGTTTATCTCGTATGATTTTAGATTTAAAACAATTAAAAGATTACGTAACAGTTGAAAGTGGTTTTAAAGAAACTCTTTATGACAAGCTAATGCAACAAAATGCACAAAAGCTAGGTCAATCAGTTAGAAAATTAGAAGTACCACAGCTGCAAGATGCTATGGGTAGGTTGTCATTAGAACCTAGTAAGCCTAATGTAGAAATAGCTAAATATGAATTAGCAAATCCTAAACAAACTAAACAGTCATATGAAGCTGATAAAGCTTTAGCTAAAAAGTCAGGCACATTATCACAAATTGATCTTAGTAAATCTGAATTACTAAACAACATGTCTAATAGAGATAAGGCTTTAGCTTTAGCTAGAAGATTAAAAAAAGAAACTAAGGGTATAAGTGTATACGATTTTGATGACACATTAGCTAGATCTAAATCTAACGTACTTTACACGTTGCCTAATGGCAAGAAAGGTAAACTTAATGCTACAGAATTTGCTAAGCGTTCAGAAGCCTTAGAAGCTCAAGGAGCAAAATTCGATTTTTCTGAATTTAATAAAGTAATTGACGGGAAGCCCGGTCCTCTAGTTCCAAGAATTAAAAAAGCTATAGGAAAATTTGGTAATGAAAACATGTTTGTGTTAACAGCAAGACCTCAAGCGTCAGCTAATGCTATTCATAAGTTTTTAAAAGGAATAGGTATTGACATACCTCTTAAAAATATTACTGGTTTAGAAAACGGTAGCCCAACAGCAAAGTCAAACTGGATATTAGATAAGGCTGCTAAAGGTTATAATGATTTTTATTTTGTAGATGATGCTGTAAAAAATGTTAAAGCTGTTAAATCTGTTTTAGATGTTATAGACGTAAAAAGCAAAGTCCAACTAGCTTTACAACAAGTTGATCTAAACAAAACGTTTAACGAGATAATACAAAATAAATCAGGCATCGGTGCTGATAAAGTATTTGGTAGAGCAAAAGCTGAAGTTGTAGGCAGAGGAAAAGGTAGGTTTGATTACATAGTTTCTCCTGGTGCTGAAGACTTTATGGGATTACTTTATAAAACATTAGGTAAAGGTAAGGTTGGAGAAAAACAACAAGAGTTTTATAAGAAATATTTAAATGATCCTTTTGCTAAAGCAGAAGAAATGATTTCTAAAGATCAGGTTAAGCTAGCGCAAGATATTAAAGCTTTGAAAAAAAGCTTAGGTGTAGTACCTAAAAATCTTAAAAAGACTAATGACACTGGTTTCACTAACGAAACAGCTGTAAGAGTTAGAATGTGGACTAAGATGGGATTAGAAGTTCCTGGTTTAAGTAAAGCAGATTTAAGAGACTTAAATAAATTAGTTAAAGATAATCCTAAGCTCGAGGCGTTTGCAGATCAATTGTTATTAACTACTAAAAACTCTGGTTGGTCTCCACCTAAGGCTGATTGGCTTAGTGGTAACTTAACTTTAGATGCTAGAAATTTATTAAGAGATGTAAAAAGATCTGAATATCTAGAGCAGTATGGTTGGACAGAAAATGTTAATCAAATATTTAGTGAAGCTAATTTAAATAAACTTCAAGCTGCTTTTGGTAAAAGCTATAGAGATGCTTTAGAGGGTACTATATCTAGAATGAAGACTGGTAGAAATAGAAAATCAAGAAACAATTTAGAAAACAAAGTACTTGACTATATTAATAATTCAGTAGGTGCTATCATGTTCTTAAATACTAGATCCGCTGTGTTGCAGACAATATCATCTATTAACTTTGTTAACTGGACAGATAATAATCCTATGGCTGCTGGTAAAGCTTTAGGTAACATGCCTCAATATTCTAAAGACTTTTTAAAGTTAATGAACTCAGATTATTTAATCTCTAGACGTAATGGTTTAAAGTTAAACATATCTGAATCAGAAATAGCAGAGTCCGGTGGAGGTAGAGGATTAATAAACTATATGTTAAATAAAGGTTTTGTTTTTACTAGGTATGCAGATAGTTTTGCTATAGCTTCTGGTGGTGCTACGTTTTATAGAAACAGATTAAACACTTATAAGAAAAAAGGTTTGTCTGAAAAAGTAGCAGAAGAAAGAGCTTTTAGAGATTTTAGAGAGATAGCTGAAAACTCTCAACAGTCAAGTAGAACTGATAAAATAAGCCAACAGCAAGCTAGTGATCTAGGTAGGGTTATATTAGCTTTTGCTAACACACCTATGCAGTACATGAGAATACAAAAGAAAGCTTATTTAGATTTAGTAAACGGCAGAGGTAATTGGAAAACAAACGCTTCTAAAATAGTTTACTATGGATTTATACAAAACCTTATGTTTAACGCTATACAAAATGCTATGTTTGGTATTGCGTTTGGCGATGATGAAACAGACGATAAGCTAATGGCTAAGTCTGGTAGAGTTGCTAATGGTATGGCTGACTCGTTATTGAGAGGTATGGGATTATACGGTGCTACAGCATCTATGGTTAAAAACACGTTAATGAAAATAAAACAAATACAGGAAAAAGACGGGAAGAAAGCTTATGACGCGGCGATATTTGAAGTGTTAAACGTATCACCTACAATAGGTTCAAAAGCAAGAAAATTAAGAAGCGCTGCTATATCCGCAGAGTATGGAGCGTTTAATGACATGGAGTTTAGTTTAGACAACGAGGCTTATATGGCATTGGCAAATATAATATCTGCAACCACAAACGTGCCTATGGACAGAGCCTTAAGAAAAGCTCAGAATATAGATGGAGCATTATTTGATGATGTAGAAATGTGGCAAAGAATCTCTATGCTTATGGGTTATCAAGACTGGGAACTTGGTATGGATAGAGATACAACAGGGAATAAAAAGAAAAAGAAAAAAGAATCAGTTCTAAATATAGACGAATGGGAATAAATTAACAGGCAATGGATATACAAAACTTAAAACTTTACTTAATAAACGGATCAACACTAGGCGTAACCACACTCACAGATATAGAAATGGGACTGAAAGTATTACTACTTATTGTAACTATAGGTTATACTGTAACTAAATGGATACAATTAAAAAATGAAAAAAAGAAATAATGAGAAAATTTATTTTCAAGTTTAAGCAAGCTTGGAACAAATTGCTATACAAATCAATGTTTAAAAACTATAAATAAAATAAATATGTGTCCAATATGTAATGGCTACTGCGGTCTTTGTTAAGCAGAGGAAACAAAAGGAACAACAATAAAATGGGCGTACCATACCCAAAAGTTCCTATATAAGAAAGGAGGCTCAAGGCCTCCTTTTCTTTTTTAATAATTACTATCTATCCGTCACAAGCAACACAATCTTCACTAGTTGCTTTATCAGCTATATCACCACGTAGTACAGACTCTGTTCTCATATAGTATAAAGTTTTAACACCTTTCTTCCAAGCATCAAAATGAACTTTGTTTAACCACTTAGGTGATGACTGACTAGGAAAAGCTAGATTCAAACTAACAGATTGATCTATATATTGTTGTCGCAAACCAGCTTGTCTTACTAACTCTAGTTGATTTATTTCTTTAAACGTTTTAAAAACTTCTTTTGTTTCTTCGTCTAACTCTTTTATATCTTGCACTGAACCTCCGTCAGATAATATTTTATCCCATACATACCTTGTATTTAATCCTTTTTCTTCCAATAATTTTTCAAGTGTAGGATTTTTACGTATGAAAGTACCTTTAGCAGATTGCTCCGTGAAAACATTTGCAGCCCACGGTTCAATGCCTGGTGAGATGTTTCCACTAAGTTTGCTGTTGCTAACAGTAGGAGCAATAGCACGTAAGTGGGTATTACGAAAACCAGTTCCAGCACACCATAAAGGTTCTCCATATATCTCTGCAAGGTCCATACTAGCTCTTTCACTTTCAATTTTAATTTGCGAAAATATTTTCCTAGTTTCAAACTGAGCTGGTAAACCTTCAAAAGCAATGCTTTTTTCCTGGAGATAGGTATGCCAACCAAGAACACCAAGCCCGAGGGCGCGACCCTTTTCTGCGGAACGTACTGAGTTGGCAAAACCAATTTTGCCTTTAGCTTTTTGTATAAACTCTTCAAGCACTCCATCAAGGAACCATATGCTGTCATAAATAATATTTGTATTTTTCCACTCATCGTATTTAGCTAAGTTTAAAGAAGACAAACAACATACAAAACTATGTGACTCATCTGTGTGTAAAACTATTTCAGAACATATGTTAGTCATATGTACTTTTAATCCGTTATCTTTGTATGCGCTGGGGTTATTCTTATTTGTATTCCCTTTAAATAAGATGTAAGGTTCTCCAGTCGCTTTACGCTTTTGAAGTAATTTTCCCCAACGTTTTCTAGCTTGTCCATCTCCTTGTTCAAGTTTTCGCATAAACTTATCACCGACAACAGCGCATTGGTGCAGGTTAAGTGATTGTCTATTAATGTCTCCTTTGGGTTCACGTATCTCGAGCCACTCTTCGAAATCGGGGTGATCAATGTTAATATTAACTGATGCAGCTCCTCGTCTGACAGATCCTTGATTAGTGGCAAGTATTGTTGAATCGTATATTTTACAAAACGGCACAACGCCATCACTTGTTCCATTTCCTGTTATTTTAGCTCCGGCGGGTCTTATTTGATTTATACCGATACCAACTCCACCGCCGTGTTTAGCGAGTAGCATCATCTCTAAATTTTTAGTACCAATGTCATGAATGCTATCAGCAACGTCAATACCAAAGCAACTAATAGGTAAACCTCTATCAGTACCTGTATTAGATAAAACTGGAGACGCTAAGCACAACCAACCGTTCCAAATGTATTCATAAAATATATCACAAAGCTCTGGACGATTTAATCTTCTTGCTACAGTTTTACAAACACGTTTATAAGCGTCAGCTGGAGTTTCATCTTCTAATAAATAACCTCCAGTAATAGTTTTTTTATATACATCAGTATCTCCCCACGCAGGGTAATCTACATCTTTTATCCAATTGTTATTCCAATTCATAAGTTGCTAATTAAATGTTTTGTCCAGGCTATTAACCCATTAATGTTTAGTACTACTAAGTTCCATTGTTTACGAGATGCTACCTGAATTAATACACAAACAAATCCTGCTATATATAATTTAGGTTCTAGTGTCCAGTGAGCTGCAAGTAAACATCCAGCTCCAAAGTAACCTATTCTACTTGATAATTTCTCTATCGGCGTCAGTCTCCTTGTTCTCACTAGGATCCTTAGTAACTTGTTCTTTAAGCTTTTTAACTGCTTCGTCATAGGCGGGCATATTTTTTATTAGCTCTAAAGTACCAACTGCTAGTTCTTTTATGTGAGCTGTTTCTGTTAAAAGGTGTTGAGCAATATTTGTTAAAGCTTCTACCTTGTTTTTCATTTCTAATAATTTATTCTCTTTCATATAAATCTTTATTTATATCGTCTTCAGTTATATTTACTTTAATCCCACATGTCTTCGAAGTCCTCGCCTTCATTAGGCTTTGAGTAATCAGTCGAACGTATTGCAAAGAAATCAGTATGGGTATGACCCCCGGTAAGATGATCAAACCAAGAAAGAGCATCCACTCCTTTTTGGTCATAACTTTTATCCGGTGTCCAGTCGTGGCTTTTGTATTTTTTAGTTTTATACCCAAGTTCCGAAAGCTTATCTCCAACCCTCTTTTTAATAAATTGTACCAAGTCATATTTTTTAATTCCTTCTATATCACCCATCTCAAATATCTTACTAATGTAAGTCATCTCAGCATTGTGCATTGTTAAGGCTGCTTCAAATATATGAGGTTCACATTCTTCTTTTAACCCTGGTATTTGTGAACACATTTGTCTAAACAGTTGGCAGCCCATTTTACTGTGTAGACTTTCATCTCTTACTGACCATTTCATTTGTTGGCCAATACCTTTTAATAAATTACGTAGTTGAAAACTATATAGTACAGCAAAAGCAGAATACAAACTAACTCCTTCTGCAAAAGCAGAAAACGTAGCTAGTGATTTACCTATGCCTACTGGATCATTGCCTTCATATGCTACAAGGTTATCAAATCTAGCCGCTGTAGCTGGCTCATGTAGGAACGCTGAAAAATCTTCAAGCCCTAGTGTTTCATTTAAATAACTATAAGCTACCGCGTGTATTGTTTCTTGAGATCCAAACATCATAGCCATTTGTTGTATCTCATGCTTAGGAAACCAACCAACTACTTTCTGCGTCCAATAATCTGACACAGCGCATTCAGTCTGAGCAAAGCCTAGCAGGATATTTCCTACTAGGTTTTTCTCTGCATCAGTTAATTTTTCGTTCCAGTCTTTAACGTCGCCAGACATAGGTATTTCAGTGTGCAGCCAAAATGCTTGAGCTTGCTTTAACCAACCCTCAGTATAATACTCAGGGTACTCAAAAGGTTTATAAGGTATTCTTGGGGTAAATATAGGTGCAGCCATACTAATTATATATTTCTAATGCTATATCTACAAATGGTAGATATAAAACATGTGTTACTTGTTTTTCTTCTTCGTAAGTTCTACCGCCCAGCAATATGCCGGGGTAAAATCCTACTGACAAAGACCAGTTATCTTTAACGTCCTTGTCCTTTATATTTTTTGACATAATTTATACTTTGTTTACAATTACTATTTTTAGACTTGGCATGTACTCCAGGTCTTTTCTTTCTTTTTTCTTTTTTGTAGGTAAATAGATTTATTTTAGCCATGTGTTTTTATTCCGTATTTGTTTTGTACTTCTACTAATTCTTTATACAATACTTTTCCTCTAATATTAAAACTCCATTTCCACCAAGTATCTATTTGACGCTCAGCATACTTACGTCTTGCTAACTCTTTCTCGAGTTTAGGATTAACCTTATTGTTTCGTCGCATTCTTTTTGATTTTGTGGTTTATACAAAGTTAACGGTGCTATTTTATTTTCTGTTAATAGCTTTTTAAACATTTTCCATCTAAGTGGAAATGATTCATTTGCTCGGCCTTTAGTTTCTATTATAAAACCTTTACCAACAAAATCAGGTGTGTATTTTATATTGAGTATTTTTTTATTACCTCTATTTTTATAATCACCTTTACCATTTCCACAACGCTCAAATGATTCAAATGGAAAATCAAAACCTTCTTGAAGCTCAAATGTTTCTCCTTCATACAAAGCTCTGATCTTAGCTTTTTTTAAAGCCATATACATATAACGTTCTAAACCTGATGCAAAAGTTATATTATCATATATAATCTTTTTCGACTGTACAGGTCCTCGTTTTTTCTTTTTATAAAACTTCTTCATCGTTTACTTGTATATCGTAATGTAAACCATCATTACCGTTTTGACCTATTATATTCATTCTATTTAACATAGCTTCTTCTATCTCATCAGTCAAACATCTTTTAGCAGCTTCGATATATAACAACGCATCCATTAGTTCTTCTTGTACGTCGATTAAAAAACGATTAAGATCTTTTTCCTGACCTTCAATCTCTTGCATCATTGTAGCTCCATATTTCTTTTGACCTATTAAGCTACGTTCGTCCATCTTCCTTAGTACAGCTTGTACTATCTTGTCTTCAGTTCTAATTTTCATCTTTCACAAATGTTCCGTTAATCATTTTGCCTGTGCGTTTGCTAATAACTTTGTATGCGTCATCAATACAATGCTCTATCTCTGTTCCATGTAGGTGTGCTAAATTTGTTAACACAACAACCATATCACCGATCGCATCATTTACTTCATCATAATCGTTTTGTAATAATGCTTTGGCTAGTTCACCAGCTTCTTCTTGTAGCTTGACATATTGAGTATGAGTATTACCTTTATCATATAATCCTCTAGTTTGTGCCCATTCTCTAATAAGATCAAATCTTTCACAATCTGAATTATTAGATATGCATTTATTAGGATTGTCTTTAGGATTAAAATAAGCTTCATAAAAAGCTTTATTATAAATATAAGATCTATCGTTGTTAAACATAGATGTTTTTACATTGTGCATAATCCACTTGATGTTCTCTTTTGTTATTTCAAACTGGCCGAACTCTGTTTTCCACGTTAAACCTATGTTATCCCTTAGTCTGCCTTTTAACTTATTGACGGGCACAGGGAATGTTGAGGTCTGTTCTGTTGCGTTTATTTTCATTTTATTAAATAATTTTTTATAAGGTTTCATATCTATTTTATAGCCATAAGACTGTTGAAGTTCTATTTCCTTGTCTGATATATAATTTATATCTTCTGACTGGTCAAGAACTTCATATTCACCCTTCTTATAGCCTTGCATAAGAGTAACCCTGTTATTAAGATTACGTGTTACACCGATCTTTTTACCCGGTATATGGTATAAATAATACATAGTTATAATTTATTGTTATATAAGTGTAGGTTGTGGGCGTGGTGGTAATACCAGCCAACTGGTCTTTCCAGTCTTTCTGCAACCATTTGTTGTAATGATGCAAATTGGTATTGATCATTACAGAAGCCGTACCAGAGATCATTAGAACGCATATAGACAGACATGTTTAACATACCGTCTAGTATTGTAAACTGTACCGCGTAGGTACACGGTGTGTCGTTTCTATATTGATCATATTCTTTGGCGTCATATATACTTATAGCCGCGTGTCTAGTTTCTGGATCTTCTCTTAACTTACCTACGACATAATGTATTTGATCATTACGATTCCATTGCCAACCATAGTTAGACATTACATTACCATCACTGTTAGCCATACGCTCCCATATAGGAGGTATACTACCATAAAGTTCGCCTAGCTTTTTAATGTTAGGATCACCTGATAAGTACCATTGCCATTCGGCTTCTGCATAATCTTTATTCCATTTTCTATACCTTGCTTTTATCTGTTTATCAGAAGGGTTGTGTATATAAAACCCAATATTAAACAAAGCTTTAGTGTCTTGAAAAACCTGACCCTTATCTTTTATTTTAATATAAAAATAATCGAAAGCTTCACTTGCTGTTTTAAAATTAATTTTTGTATTTGTCATAATAATATTTAGCGTATTCACATTGCTTTTGCCATATTTCTACAGGACCAAAAGCTTCACTTGTTCCTAATAATTTTCTGTTAGGGTATATACCTGTTTCAATATCTAAAACCCATTTGCCTTCACCCCATTTAATTTGTCTAGGAGATATACAAACGTTGTTAGCTATACACCAGTACAAAGCTTCATCTTCTTCACTGCTTCTTTGATATGTACCCATGGTACTTTTTTGTTTATTCCCACGGAAGGCCGCTGTCATCTGATACTGTATTTACTTGTGGTACAAATGAACCTGACTTAGGCTCCCATGTAAAGAAGCATTCAGCTCCGTTTTCACCAAGGTTTTGAAATTTAACTTTTAATACCTTAACTTTAGTATTTTTAGCCTCATAATCTCTATGTACTAATAACCCGTGATAACTAGCATCATACCATTCACCACCACCTTTAATATTATACATATTAGGTTCTTCCATTTTGCCATCTTGGCCTTTATACATTTTTGTAGGGTGTGCTACTATAAAAGTTAACACATCATATTTTCTACAAAACTGTTCTATTTTAGCCAAATAATCCATAGTATATCTATTGACATCGTCTGACGCTGCGTTTGTATCTCTTACTTTATTGTAAGGATCAATTACAAGGCATTTAATACCTTTACGTTTAACAAGCTCTGCTCCTTTTCTAAGCACTGCTTCTAAACTGTATTTATCCATGTCTATAAAATAAAAATTATCATTGACATGGTTAGCAACCTCTTTCCATTTAGCGCTACCTATGTCATTAACGTCGGGCATATCGCCCCATACTTTACGCATAAGCTTATGAGCATGAAGATATGTTGGTTGATTTTCTGGAGATGCAAAAGCAGTTTTCCAGCCATAGTTTTGATTATAACCTACAACCATTTGGTCAACAAAATCAGACTTACCGCTACTAGGTATGCCAGTAACAGTAATAAACTGACGGGTGTACGTTGAAAAAATATCATCAAAGTTTTTAAGACCAATTTGAAATCCAGGTTTAAAACCGTGTTTAACGAAATCTGTGACTTCGTTTTCGATATCTTTGAACGTTGTGACGTTTTCAAGCGGGTACGGTCTTGCTGTGGTAACACACTCTTGTAATTTTTCTTTGCCATATTTCTGTAGGTATTCATTAGCGTCTTTACACTCATCAAAGTCAACTAAAAAGCAAACTTCAGCGCCTAGTCTACGGACTAATTCTTGCTGTAGCATTTGTCCGGCTTCATCTTTATCTACCGCTATTATTACTTTTTCTTTGTCTTCAAAATAATCTATACAATTATCTAAATAATCTAAATTATTATTAGTAAGTGTTGCGCCATTAGGAACCGATACAACGTTTGTAACTCCAGCTTCGTGAAAAGCTAATACATCCATTTCGCCTTCTGTTATAATACAGTTATCATATCCTACAATACTATTAATATTATAAAATACTTTTTCAGCGCCTTTATATAATTTAAAATTCTTACGACCATCTCTGTATTTAACATTAATAAGTTGATCGCCCATAAAGTATTGAAACTTTATTGTATTCTCGGTTTTACCGGTCTGAGGCATCCACTCAGAGCCTTGAGTAACTTGACAGTCAAGCAAGGTCTCTGGTGATATTCCTCTAGTTTCAAACCATTTCAACACTTTGTCATCTGCTAGCTCCGGATATTCAGGATCTGGCTGATCAGGTCTAGCGTAAACTCTTTCGCTAGCTCCTTTTCTTTGATATGTATGTAGTTGAAATGATGTGTTACAGTTGTGACAAGTACCGAGACCACGTTCCCAATCATAAGAGGCACATTTTGCCTTTTGATTCTTGGGCTTCCTAGCGTGGGAACAAAGAGGGCATGTACCCTGCTTTTTTCCAGTTTCTAGCTTATGTATATTGAACTCGTCAATTACAAAACCATTGATCTCTGTTGTCTGCATTTATTTATTTATTTCTAATGATTTTTTAAATCCTCTATCTGACATATAGCCCATGATAGTTATTTTAATTTGAGATTTAATTATTATTTTATCGTCCTCGGATGACGTTTTAATCTTAACAGGTAAATAATGTTCATTTATATAATCTTTGTTTTTGTTTATTAAGTTATATAAATATACTATTCTATCGTGATTTTCTTCAAGAATAATTATTGGTTTACCGGTTTGTTGATTAAGCTTTTCGGCTTGATCAAGAGGAATCCATTGAACCTCCTGACCAAGTCCTACTAAGCTAACAAACAAACATAAAATTAAACTAAAATGGTAAGTCATCTGGTTCATTAGAACCACCCGGCTTACCCGCGGGGGCTGCTGCTGCAAACTCCTGTTTAGGAGCAACACCAACATTGTTATCATTTGTCCATACTACTTTTACATTACCAAGGTAAACCTTGTCTGATTTAGCATCTCTTTCTTCTTTGGTTTGTTGTACTACAACTGGACCATTGTTTCCGAATTGATCTAATTCATCATTTAATGTAATAGTAATAGGTAAGTATTTACCTTTTTTACCATTGATAATCTTATCTTTAGGTATTTTAGTAAGGTCTATACTAGTTGCTATTATACTTGCCATACTATGCGTATTGATTTATTTGATTAAACATTCTAGCCAACTGATCTTTAGTCGCGTTGGTAGTTCTCCTTAAGTTGTCTACAGCTTTAACATGATTTTGATTAGTGTAAAAATTGTTTACATTAGTTTCTAATCCTGTTACGCTGCATACTTTTAACTGTGGTTTTCTGGTTCTTCCCATATTATAAGGTTTTGTTTATAAAATATTGAGTAGGATCAAAGCCTTCAGACTTATAAAATAATTCATAAGCCTGCACTGCTCTTTCGACTTTATCCTTACCTCGTTCATAAAATTGCGGTGAGCAGTCAAAAATACCTATTTGGCTTGTATTTTTATCAATGGCGATAAACACCATTTCATAACCAAATAGTTTACTATAAATATAAGCCTGTGAGTCGTAATTGTATTTAGAAGCTGAGTATTTAAACTTGTTAAGATCTGCAGTCGTCTTTAAATCAACAACTAGTTTTTCTTCATGGTTTATAATATCAGCTTTACCTTTCCACATACAACCTTCAAGCTCTGTAATGCCGGGTTTTTCGTATTCATTTGTTGAATTTCTAATTAAGTCATAGCATATTTTGTTCTCTAACATTGTGTCTGTTAGTTTCTCTATGTTATCAACTTCATGTTGTAGCAAGCATAGCTCGCCACCCGACATCTCTTTATACGCTTTTGTGTTTCTAGTAGTTGACTCTATTACCTTGAATTTTTTTAATTTATCAGGTTCTAATATAGCCGTGTGAAAATATCCACCTACTAAAAACGCGGGTCTAGCTTCTGATGCTTTACCAAGTGCTAAAGGGTTTGTAAGTAAAGTACTGATGTCAGAGTTACTTAGATACTTTTTACCAAAGTCTCCATAGTAATGCTTATCATCACGTAGCTTTTTAATTACTTTTTCTTTGTTCATGTTATAGTGTTGTTAATGCTCCTTCTATTTCTGCTGATAGAGCATATTTAGCTTTTATAGCTGATACT